ATACAGGTGGAGTTCTTACTAAGATCATTATTGAGGTTGATGCTATATGCAATAGTGGATATTTAAATAATGGATTTGTTTATAATAGTATTGGGTCATTGGGTTATAAGTTTGAATTAGATGGTGATGAGTGGCAATATTCATTTGAATCTGATTTATATACATTTCCTTATAGAGTAGCAGATTGTGATAGATATTTACACAACTATTATTCTCATCCAATCAATTTAGACAAATGGTTATATTTACAGGATTATTTGAATATTCCTAAAACATCTAATATAGGACATTATTTAAGAAAGAATCACAAAGAGATTTATAATTATATATGTCTTACATTTAGAATAAGATTTGGAGAGTTTGGTAGATTTAGTGATAGTAATGAATTATCTACTATTACATTTAAAGTGTTAAGAGAATTTGGTGGGTTTGATAATAATACTAATAATATCATCTATAAATTTCTCCAACATAATCCTTCAGTATTTAAGAATCTATATTTAAAAGATTGAGTATTAGTGTATTATGTACTCATACACTATTAAAAAGACATTACTTTGATATTATAATAATACCAGTGTAATATCATTTACTATAGCATTAACCCTATAACAAGTAATATTAAATTGGTTGATAGTATACCTAGACTTAGCAAACTATCTATTACTTGTTATTATTCTCTTCCTATATATTATTTGTTCTATGTAAGAAGTATATGATTATATAATTTGATTAATGTTATGCTGTTGCCATTGAAATAATATGGTTAGGGATACTACCCTTATATTACTGGTCATAGTACAGGAAAACCCAAACAGTCACTCTTCGTTTATGTATTTCTTCTCTTATATAGAACTATTTATTTTATAAGCCGTGTCGCTACAGTGTGTTGGGCTTTATAATAAACATGCTGCAGGGAGAGCGAGGCTCCCATTTTTTTATAAATACTTCTCTGAAAGATTAGAGTATTGTGGAACAATAGTTAACATTCATATTGTCTGATGTATCAGAAATGTTCTACCCTTTCCTAATAATAACTCTGAGAAGTATTTATTTTATTTTCTTTTATTGTATTTCTTCTATATATGTATATCTTATTATATTAGAGAATAATAATATTGTTTCAATTGGTTTTATTGATTTTAAATATTTATATAATGAAGGCAAAATATAATTATAACTCTTTACTATTAGATTGGCTTAGTAGTTTAGTTAATTATTCATTTATACATTCTTTTAGTGATAATTGGGCTAAGTATAATATTTGGGATGGGGAATTAATGGTTTCTTTGGATTTTAGACAAAATACACATAAAGAACTATTTGATTTACTTCCTTCTAAATATAAAGGATGTAAACAGAAAGGAACAGGTAAATTAGTTAATGAAAAAACATTATACTTTAAACTGTTTGATTTTATTGATATTTCTTATCCAGAGATTGAATCTTCTATATTAATACAAAGACATAAACATCAATCAACAGAACATGGTTGGAATATTGTTGGAGAGTATTTCTATACCTATAATTGGTTAGTTTCTTTATCTGATGGTACAGATATACATTATTCTAATCAAGAAGATAAGATGGATATGATTAAAGGAGATTTTATTTATAATGCTAGAATACAAGAAAGAGCATTTAAATCATTTTTAGAGAGTTTTAAATAATATATAATAAGAGAAAATGTTGTATTTGTTTTTACAATGTTCTCTAATGTTGATAAAGGATTTATAATTGGTGGTTGGAGACATCCTTGTTGTGGTGATGCTTATATGGCAGCTAGTAGTATTAGAAATTATCACAATTGTGTTCAAGGATTTTAACTACTAAAAATAGATTCTTAACTAGAGCTGAAGCATTAGAATTAGTTATTTCTACAGATCAATTACAAAAAGATATAATTGGAGGTGAATTAACTTCTGAAGATTTGTGGTAAAACTATTTAAACTTATTTAGTAACAAGTAATAGCAACAGTTTAGCTGGTAAACAATCTCTATAAAGTCTGTAAATAGGTGCAGTAATAGATTGCATTACTTGTTACTTTTTCTTATTATATAATGATTGATACTACCTATAAACACTGAAACAGGTACAATCTGGTGAGAAGCTAAGTCAGATTATCAAATCATTATATTATTTAAGTTGTGCCATTTACAGATATTAATAAGATTTGCAAGTCTTATTAGTTGATATTCATCTCAATAAACTGTAAACAGGGCCTTGTACCTTATAAATAGAGATGAAGCAAGTGTAAGCTAACAATGGGGAGTTTGAGAGTAGAAATACTTAGGTTGTACCAAATTACACAAAACCTTAATATTATTTTATTAATAAACTAAAATTAAAAAATGGCAACAACTAAGAAGCTTTCAAGGCAAAAAAGAGCCTTAACAATGTTGGAAAATACATTGAAGAGTGGAGTTAAAAACCTAAAATTTGGTGGAACTGCACCATTATTGGGTAGTGACGTAAACAGAATTAATAAAGAGATGGAGAGTCTCAAGTCTAAACTATTAAAAGGATAAGTCATGCTAAAAAAATTAAATCAAAAGAATAGTGCTGGTAAAGATTTATATCAGAATGTACAAACAGGAAATGTGTCAACATTAGCAAAAGCTAATTTCACTCAATCAATGAGAAGAACAAATTTGTACAATTTATTAATAGTAAAAAAAATATTTCATTTCTCTCCTGCTGCATTATTAAGAAAAGAAGCTGTATTTAATTTCTATAAATCTATAGAAGATGGTGCAGCTAAGTTTAATAAGTTTTTGAAGATTAATTATGGAAAAGCTTAGATTTTATTCAAAACTCCCCATTAGTTATCTTATACTGTGGGGAGTTTTAGGAGCAATTTTTACTCTTTGTACACTAATGCTCTTATGGGATAATACATATGAATTCTTTTTTGAAAGACAAGGATATTTAAATAGGAAAATTCTTTTAAAATACATTTCTAGAAAAGAATTTATTCTTCCATCAAATTCTAAATTATTAATAGATTCTTCTATAGAGGAATACATTATTGATAATTATGAATTATGGGTATATAATAAACAATCAAATATTACATTATCTTCTAATACAGATATAAATATAATTGGTTTATTCCAATCTGGAAAATATACCAAAAGAACTGTAAATCAAATTATTGAAAGAATAAACCAATTAAAAACTTACTAAAATGTCAGCAAAAACCATTATTATTCATCAAGGAACAATTATGACCTATGGTGATTATCTTGAAATAGATAGAGAATATTAAATAATATAAAGAGAAGAGTAAAAGAATTTTTTCGTTCTTATTCTTATAGTTGTTGATTGATTGAAACATTGTTTTTCTCAAAATTCTTAGCTCTTCTCTTTTAAATTTATTTTGCTCTATTATCATTATAATGAAAATAATGCAAAATATTTGATAATATATTAAACCAAAAACAACTATGAAATCAATTTTACTAACTAAAAGAATAAAAGTAACACCAAGAAAACACATAATGTTTGGTACTACGGAACAAGGATATTTATTTGTTATAAGACATTTAGTTCCTAGAAAGAAAAGAATGACAGGATTTGAATGCATTTGCAAAAGACAAAATATTAAAATATGTGATAATACATTTCATGTTTCTGATGAAACATTTAGAATGATGATGGCATTATACATTTCTAAAGATGGAATTCAATTTCCTAAGTCATTTGAAGTTATTCCTCATTATCATGAACACAATTAAAACATATTCATTTGAAAACATATTCCTTCTTATAATGTTATTTGGAGGAATATTGTTTTTTATTGGGCTTTCTATTAGATTATTAATAGATTTTATTTGTTCTATATAAGAAGAATATTAAAACTAAAATTATGAAATTTATAATTGGAACAATAGTTTTTATAGTAATTAGTGTTTATCTACTATCTAAATTAGCTGATAAAATTTTTAATATCTGCAATATACTTAAAGATAAAAAACATGAGTAAAATTGAAATTGATAAAGAATACTCTTACAGTATTGATTTTGGAGTATTTGGAAATGGTCGGAAATGGATAAGTCTATATAAAAACTTAAAATGGATAATATCAATACAATGTGATTATTCTAAAGACTCAAAGGAACAAGCAGTTGAATTACTAAATGAATATTTATGAAATCAGGAAAACTACTAAAAATATCTAATGAGCGTTCTATTTATATAATTCAAAATGAAGATGAGAGTTATATTAATAATGAAATGCTCATTAGATATAGAAATATTGGTGATAATTTTGAGAAAGTTATTGTCAATGAATCTTATTGCTCTATAGAACAAGGAATAGTGAGTGTATTAGATGTTACATCTAAGCCAAAATTCCATTTTCCTCTTATATGGCTTGATACAAATGCAATGATGTTACAATCATTAATTGAAAAAGAATATATTAAAATGAATTAATATGGCAGCAATATCACGAAATTACTTTGATATATTACAATGGCTGTATAATATAACAGACTCTTGTGTTACTTTTCAACAAGTAATAGCAGCTAAAAAAATGATTAGACAATTTACAAAGAAATTTCCTTATAAAGAGTGGGGAGATTCTATTTGGATTGATCATGAGGTTTTATTAGACTTTAATGATAGAAAATTTACAGAAATAGGAAATCAATTAAAACAAAACAAATGAAAACAATTATATTCTTTTTAGCATTAATGTTTTCTATAATATTATTTGTTACAATTGTAATAGATAGTATTAATTATTGTATCAAGAGAAAAACACAATCTTCTTTATGGTTTGTATATATGATTATTGTTTCTGCTCTTTGGACATATTTTTATTATCTTTAATTTTTCTATATATGTGGGTAATATTTAATACTGATAATAATAAGGCAGATAAGGCAATGATTTGTTTTTATGAAAATAGAGAGAAACAATGCAATTTAATGCACAGAAAAGATATTGATGATCAAGTTAGAGAGTGGCAAAAATCTAATACTGGTCAACCTCCTAAATTCTATAGTAGAATTAATATTAAAGAATTTACAAATAGACAATTAAATATTGTGTACCCAATAACTAATCCTTCTATATAGAGAAATTATGAATTACATTTATGGTAATGTACCTTACTGCAAAAATTGCAAAGATATTCTTATTTATATAGATAGGAATTGGAAATGTATTAAATATGGAACAATTCAATAATATTAAAACATAGCAAAAAATGAAAGACACAATTAAAAAAATTAAAGAGAATGTAGCTAAAATGCAACATGCTCTTGTTGGCATTGATGAATATGATTCTTATCAAGAAGATGATTCATTATTGGAAGATTATACACAGAAATATGACAGATTTATTTCTGATGAACTTTCATATTATTTTAGGTTATTATAATTTTGGTAATTTTTGGTTTGTAAGAGGGGCAATTTTAATTAATTGTTCCTTTTATTTTTTAAATTAAACTACTATGGAAGATAAATTAATATTACTTAAAAGAATAAATCCTACTGAATATGAAATTCATAGATATGTTATAGATAGAACTAGAAATCTTATTCTAACTACAACTGATAAAAAATTTGCTGAAAAACTTGTAAAATCTTATAATAAACCAAAAGAACAATGAAAAATATAAATGAACAATTTGAAGAATTTGATTGTGAAGAATTTGAATTTGATGGAATTGATAATAAAATTGCATTAAGAGCCACAATTATAGCAGGAGTGTTTATGATTATAGTATTATTAGCCTGTTATGGCTTTATACAATTAATATTTTAATATTATGGCATATTTAATTCTATATTTAGTAATATTTATTATTGCTTGTATATTCTCTTTATGGATAATAGAACAATATTGTCCTAAATTAGCAGATAAAATTGAAAACCTTTTTAATAAATTTGATAATGAATAATTTACCTGAAAATTTTGTAGTATATTTTAAAGAAAATACAAAAAATAACCCTGTAGCAGAATATCTAAATAAGATGTATCATGAAGAAAGGAAATATTGGAATGGAGAGTCTGAGGGTTATTATGGAGTTTAAAATAGACAAGATAGATGTACTTCTTTTCCCTCTAAAACTACAACAATTCTCTCTATAGAAGAATTTATTATTCTCTCTAAAGAAATTAAAGAATTTGTTCTTCCTACATTATGGTGTATTAAGTGTACTAAAGAAAATAAGAAAATTTTAGAATCTTATTTTAATAGAGGATATTCTATGGAAATAGGAAATTATCAATATGTAAATGAAGAAGGATTTTTTTATCACAATCGAATCAAAAATGATAAATATATGGAAATAAGTCTGGAACAATTTAAAAAACATGTATTAAAACAAACATTTATGGAAACAAATAGAGAAATAAATTATTATGAGGTTTTACAAACAGTATGGGGTTTGAATGGAGTAAAATTTAGTACAGGTGATAAATTATATGCTGAAAATAAGGAATCTCTTCCATATTTTGAAAAATTTGGTATCTTAAAAGATACAACTATTTTTAAACCTGTATATAAAGAAGAAGAATTTAAAGTAGGAGATATTGTTAAAGTTAATAATCCTTGTTCAAGTTCTAAAAATAAAAGAGGAGATATTGGTAAAATTAGTACTATAACAAAAGGAAAATTATCAGATTTTAGTCAAAATACTATTGATATTTATAATGTAAATGGGTGGTTTGAAGCTAAATCTGCCTTAACATTAGCTTCTAAAGAAGAAATCAAAACTTATGAGAATAATCTTTTATTAGAAAAAATAAAAAATCTCTTGGATATCTACGAAAGAAGTACTATCTTAGTACAAAAATAGATATATGACTAATAAATATTGGGTTTATAAAATTACAAGTCCTTCTGGAAAAATTTATATTGGAATTACTTCTAATATAATAAAAAGATTTTGCTTCTATAGAAATAATTTTGATGAAAAGCAAACTATAATATATAATTCTATTAAAAAATATGGCTGGGATGCCCACATAAAAGAGATTTTATATATTTCTTTGTTTAAGGAAGAAGCAGAACAAAAAGAAATAGATTTGATTAAGTTTTATAAAAACAATAAAGTATCCTTAAATATTACTGATGGGGGTTTATGTGCATCTAGTGCAAACTATATTGATCCAAGAGCTAAACAAGTTCTTCAATGTGATTTAGATGGTAATATTATTAAAGAATGGGAAAGTATTAATTCAATAGAAATAATTTTAAACTTCTCATCTACAAATATAGGAAGGGTTTGCAGGAAAAAAACATTTTATCAACATGGATATTTATGGATATTTAAGAAAGATTTTGAAGATGGAATTGTGCCTATTTATACAGATAGAGTTACAACAAGAAAAGGAAAAGAAGTATTATTATTAAATTCAAAAAAAGAATTTATTAGAGAATACAACTCTATAAAAGAAGCACTACGAACTTATTCTTTAAAAAATGTAAAAAGAAATATTTATAGAAGTTTAATACTTAAAATACAAGATAAAAATGGAAACTATTGGGAATACAAAAATAAATGAAAAATATAATGAAATTTTAAATTTAATAGAAGAATTTAAAAAAGAAAATCCAAAAAAAGCAAAAGAATTATTTAATCAGTTACTTTTAATTGAAGCAAAAAAGCGTTATCCTATTGGAACAAGATTTAAAGCAATTTCATCTGATACTGGTAATTCCTGCTCTGAATATACACAGAATACAGAATGTTATTTGTATGAAGATAGTTCTGGTTTATGGGTAATAGGTAGTGCAAATATTTATAGTTCCAAATTTAATAAATGGGCAAAAATACTTCCTTCTTATCCTCAAATTACTATTAATTCTTATACAGGAGAATTTTTTGATAATTATGTGAAATTTGGATGCGCTGAGATTGATAAAGAATTATTTATTGATTGTAATAAAATAGTTAAAATTAATTATTCAATACATGGTACTAAAAATGTTGAATCTATAACCATTGGAAAAGGAACATTCTCTAAAGAACAAATAAAAGAAATTGCAGAATATTATTTAAATAAAAAATAGGTTGGTTTTTACATGTTCTGCTTAACCAGAGCAGCATGTTTGGTTTTTTGCTATTATGTCCTCTTATTAATTTAAGAGGATATTTTTTTATTTTTTAATACATCTATATATGAATAGTATATTTATATTACAGCAGGATATCGGTAATTTAAAAAAGGGAAGAAAATTTGATTCTTTTGGAGGAATAGTTTCTGGAATTACTATAGAAATAGAAAAAGAAGAAAAGCAAATTAGTTTTGCTAATAAAAAGTATTTTAAACTTCAAAAGTTAAAACCTAAATTTAGAATAGGATATAATGAATTTATATAAAATTAAAAATTATGAATAATACAAGACAATCTCTAATAAATAGTATCCACTCAATGAATAAAGTATTAACATATTCCTATTTAGAAGAACAAACAGATGAAATATTATTAAATATTGTTCATCCTCTATATAGAGAAGAATTTACATTTGCATTAAAACAAGAATATAAAACTTCTGAAAATGAATAGAGGGGAAAACTATTTACGCTCTAATACATTCTATATTCTCTCCATAGGATTAATATTATCATTATTCCTATTTAATCAATGTTCTACATTGCAAAAAACTAAAGGATATGAAAACTATCCAAAAAATGAATCTTGGCAAACAAGAAAATTGTAATCAAAAGGTATCATATAATACACTTTATAAGTGTTTTTCACAAAAAATAAGTAAAAATATTAAAAATAGTATCATATATAACACTAATTAATAAAATTATGGCAAAGTTATCAAAAATGGAAATTTCAGCTATTGCTGCATTAATTTATGATGGAATATCTAAATCCAGAGAAGAATACAATAAAAAAGTAGAAGATGAGGCTTTTAAAATCTGGTTTAGTGGTTATTCTACTACAGAGGACTATAAAGTTCTTCAAAAATTTAGTAAATTAACTAAAGAATTAACAAGAATTACAGGAAAACTAGGGTATTCTTATAGATTTGATGGATTTAATACAGATAATATACTTAAAGATATATTTAGAATTTCGTCAAAAGTAGAATATAAAAGTAATTATAATGTAAGTTTAAATAATATTGAAAGAGATATTATTATTGCTCAAGCAAAGAATGAAGATTTAGATGCTCTTATTGCATCATTAACAGAAAAATATTCTAAATAATGTTTAAATCTCCATATGAAAAAGAGAAACCAATTCCTCAAAGAGATGTTGGTTATTATTGGGCAAAATTAACAGAAACATCATTTTCAGAAGTTATATACTGGACAGGAAAAAAATGGAAAAGAATTGCTGTAATATATGATTTTTGTGATGATGAATTCTTCTTTATAGGAGAAAAGATTAAAGAATAAATTGAGTTTATATATAAAAGTTTAATAATTATTAACAACAAAAAAAGTAAAGTTATGAGTGAAATGAAAAGAGTTATCAAATTGAAGTTATTGTCGCAGAATGAATTAGTTAAAGTTGAAACTTCAGCTAGAACATTTGGGGAGTTTAAAGCAGAAGTAGCCAATCTTGAAATTGATTGGACAAGTGTAAAGCTCATTGACAGGGCAAGTAAAGTATCTTATAGTGAGCTTGATGCTGCTGTATTACCAGCTACAGATGCCATTATGTTTGTGATGCCTACAAAGAGTAAAGCTGGAGCCGATTTGTCTTACAAAGAAGCTAAAGAAGCTGTAAAACAGTATAAATTGAATGGTGGTAATGTTCCATTTAATTATACAAATGCTTCTACAGAACAGCTAAATAAATTTCTTGCTGGTGTAAATGCAACACAAGAAGTAGCTAAAGAAGTTGAGGAAGGAAATGCTCCAGAAACTATTTTCCTTAAACCGGGTGTTTATACATTAGTAGTAGAAGGTGATGAAATTAAAATGGGAGAAGAAGTTGAGTTAGTTGATGAAACAACTTTAGATGATTTACAGGCTGAAGCTGAGGCTTTGAAAAAAGTTTTGAAATAAGCTTTAATATTTTATTAGACAAGGGAAAGGAGAAATTCTTTCCCTTTTTTATTTTTAAAACCAAAATTATGAACCTAGAAAATATTAAATATATAGTTTTATTAGATGTTTCTAATGAACTAAAAGAAATTATGCTTATTGCTGAACTTGCTTATGATGAAAAAGTAATTCCAACAATAATGTCAATTTTAGAAGAAGAAAGAAAAAATAAAAAAGAACTTATTCTTGATATGAATGCTGAGCTATCTAGAGCACATGTTTATATTGAAATGAAGAAGGAAAATAAAACAGAACAAAAAGATTCTTTTAATAAAGAATTTGTTATTTCTGAAATTTCTAAATTCTATGAAAAATATAAAAATGTCATAGGACATTGTTTTAATAGATTTCCAAAAACTTAAAATTATGCAAATACCAGAAGAATTAAATAAGCTTTCTGAAAAAGAGCTTAAAAAAATATTAAAGCCTAATATATTTGAAGCTAAATATATTATCAATAAAGAATATAACAGAATATATGAAATTGAAGCTAAAATAGGAAAATATGTTTATCCTAAAGGAAGTAGAGACAGAATTTTTATTGGCAATTTACAAAGAAAAGATTATTATGAGCCTCTTACATATGAATCATTACAAAGATTTAGAAAAGAAAATATTCTTACTAAAATTAATAATTGGATATATTCTCAATTTCAAAATTGGTGTATAAGACAATTTAATGATGTATATGGAGAAGAATTTGTTAGTGTAGATGATAATTATGTCACTGTATGGTTTCCAGAAGTTACAATAAGTAATTCTATGGAACAATCTCATATAATGAGAGACATATATCTAAAATTTTATATTGACAGTTCTCAAGTTAAATTAGAAGGACTTAAAAGAGGAACATTAACAGATGTTGAAATAAGAAATTATTATACATTTTCTCATTGTAGTAATAATGAAAGAGTGTTTAGTTGGGCAGAATCATTTTGTTTTGGGTATACACAAATTGCAGATTTGAAAGATAATTTAAATACAAGATTAAAACTTGTTAAGAATTTAAGATTTTTCTTAGAAGCAATTAAAGAATATCTTTCTTGGGAATCTCTAGAAGGTGTTCCATATAATAAAATTGACAATGTTATTTATGACAAAAATCTGTATACAGAATGTTCTACTAGTGGTTATGATTTAGAAGATTGTTTACTTACAGTGATGAATAATATTGAAAATTTTACTTATAGTTTTAATTTTTATAACAGTGAATATTTTACATATTTATCAAATTCTTCTATAGAAGAAGTATCAAGTATTTTGGAAAAATACTATCCAGAACAATTACTTCCTTGTTTAAATGGTGTTTCTGTTCAAAGAAATGTAATAGAAGAAGAGGAATATGATCATCCTCAATTTATTTGGTTTAAGAATGAATATAGACCATTTAAGCTTATTAAAACTAATTCTAGTGAAATAGACTTACCAAGAAAAATAAACACTAATTTGCTAAGTGAAGTAATAGAACAAATACAATATAAATACAACGAATTTCTAAAACAAAAGAAAATAAATGACTACAAAGGTTAAATCACAAGAAATAGGAACAATTGGAAAACTAATTATTCCTAAAGAAATAGAAAATATGATTGATTTTCTTCATAAGTCTATTGGAGCAACAGAATGGAGTGGTATATTATTTTATAAAATGGTTGGTGGTGATATAAATAAGCTTAATGCACTAGAATTCAAATGTGAATTTCTTTATCCCATGAATATTGGAACAAGTGCTTACACAGAATTTGATTATAATTCTGAAGTTATGAATGCTTATGATCTTAAAGAAGAACTTATTGAGTGTTCAAGCGGTTTAATTCATTCTCATCACAAATTAGGATTTACAACATTCAGTGGTACAGACGTTTCCGAGCATATTGACAATGCCCAAAATTTTAATTATTATATTTCTTTAATAGTTGATTTTACAAAAGATTGGCATTGTAGAATTGCTTTTCCTTCTAAAACTAAAAATACATATGAACATCAAATTAAAAACTCTGAAGGGGAACTCGTAACAGCTATTCGTTCTATAGAAGAAGATAATATTATTATTGGCGAGCTTAATGTGGAATTTGAAAGTGTTGGTATTACACCAGAATGGTTAGATAAAAGAGTAAAAGAGCTTAAAGTTAAAAAAGCTACACCGAAAGTTTTTACACCTGTAACACAAATTACTGGAAGAACATATCCTGCTATGACTAAAGTAATGGAACCTCTTAAAAGTTATAATGATTATGATGAATATAATGAAAATGATTTTGTAACTAGTTGGGTAAATAAGCAATCTATAAAATCTTCTAATGCTTTACCAACACCAAAAGAATTCTTAACAGCTTTAATCAGTTTAGATGAAACAGGAGCTAGTTTTGGGCTTGAAGGTGCTATTATGGGAATTGAATTATCATTTGATCAAGGAGAAGTAGATTTTGACACCTATGACACAGCTCTTTCTAATAATGTAGAAATTATTCATGATGAAATTTATGGAAGCGATAGAATGTTTGCCACACATTGTAATATGGCACTCTCATTATTAGAAAATAATATACAAATGTTTTCAAATGAAACAATTTATCAAATCATTAAAGAAAATTTAGAATTATATGCAAAATAACGATTATAATAGTCGCTTTAAAGATGCTCCTTGGTATAATGAATGTACCAAGGAGAAAATCCTATTTGTAGGTATGGGGGGAATTGGTGGAAATGCAATGTATTGTCTTTCTAAAACTATTCCAGCTACATATTTTATAATGGATGCAGATATTGTAGAAGATATTAATATAGGCTGTCAATTTTTTAATAAGAATCAAATAGGAAAGAGAAAAGTAAATGCAATAGCAGAAACACTCAGTTCTTTTTCTACAGCACAAATAAATGTTATTCCTCAAAGATATTACAATGAATATACTCCTATTATGATTTCAGGTTTGGATAATATGGCTACAAGAAGAGAAATATTTGAAGAATGGAAAAAACATGAGGATAGAGAATTGTTACTTGAAGGACGTTTGAGAGCGAATTTATATGAGGTTTATGTTGTTACAAAGGGAAGAGAAGAAGAATATGAGAAAACTCTATTCAATGATTCTGAAACAGATGATGGCCCTTGTACATTTAAACAAACAGCATATTTTGGTATGCTAATAGGTGCAAGAATTACACATTGTTTAGTTAATTATTTAACTAATAAGTATTCTATAGAAGGAGATGTTTGTAGTCTTCCTTTTTTCATTAAAGAATTTGGTGAAGCTTTCTATATAGATGTACAATGACAAAAGAAGAAAAATTAAAAGAACAAATTATTATACTTAAAAATGAATTAAAAAAGTATGAGAAAGCTTATTATACATTAATCCCTTATTTTGATTCTATTTCTGATGAGGAACAGGATATAGTTGCTAAAAAATTAACTAAAATTTTTAAAATTAAAACAACACCAAAAAAATGAAACAATATATAAGAGCTGTAAATGGAAATATTCCTATTATATTACAAGGGAGAAACCTTGTAGAATATGAATTTAGGAATTGTGAATGGGTAAGTTTATCTTCTAAAGAATATCAATTTAGATATACTTATATTACAGATAATGATCAATTTTATAAACACAGTGGTAATAAAAGACTTTATAAATATAAATTTGGAAGGGGACTTATTTATACACAATATGATGATTTTCCTTGTGCTATAATTTGTGAGGATAAGAAAGTAGCTGTGTTAAAAAATTGGTCAAATAGTTATACAGTAGATTTTGGAAGATTTAAAAAAATGCTAAAAGAGAATGGTTATAATGTTAAAAAGAACATTACTTATTTAGATAATTTAGAAGGATTTTATTTTAATCCTCTTTCTCCTACTTTTTATGATTATCAAGAAGAATATCAAAGAGAAGTTAGTAAAGAGTTTATTCTCTCTCAAAGACCTGTTGTTGTTTCTTCTGTAGAAGATAATATTGATAATGAGGCAAAAATTGAGATTGATGAAGTTCCTTTAACTAGAGAACAGGAGGAAGATTTATTTTTAGCATTTTTAGAACAATAAATTATGGAAACACAATTAGTATTTAGCTCAGAATGGGTAAAAAACAAAAATGTTCTTATTTCTTCTATGGAATATGATTGTTTAGATGAAAAAAAAAGAATAGCACAAGAAGGTGCAATTATTCTTGCTATGAATATTAAACAAGCGAAAATTCGTGATTATGCCACACAACATGTTAAACCTGTTGTGAATAAGAGAATTAAGATTTAGATTTGTATTTCATAGGTTGTTCCCTGTTTCTATAGAAATATAGAAATGGGGAATTTTTAAATAATTTTTAATAATTCTGTATATGAATAAGATATTAAAATGGTTACATGTTCATAATTTTAATAAACCTATTATTTCTATGTATACTTCTTTTAGTTATAGAGATATAATTTATGAATGCGGATGTGGAGAAAGGAAATGTTATCATGTTTATAAAGATTTTGGAGATGCTTTTCCAATTAATACCACTAACCTTCTTACACAGAAGGAATTCAATAAGTATTTAAATAAAGAATTATGAACGGACTTTGTTTTAGATGTGAATATAGAGCAAGATTTTTAGAAACTAAAAGACAACCAAGATTTGAATGTGGAATGATAGAAAGTACTGTAATGGGCTGTTATATGTTTCAACCTGTAAAACCAATTAGTATTAAACCTAGAAATGGCGATAATAGACCTGTTACATTGAATATTTTATCAGCTAGAGTAGAAAGAGTTGAAGAAGACATTGAGTTGAAATTAGAGGCTAAAAATGGCCTAAATGGAACATTAATTTATTGGCAACCTAAAGAAGAATAATATGAACGATTATTTTAGAGATTTTGTATGTCCTAATTGTGGAAGTACAAATTTTGATGGGTCAGATTGTGATGATTGTGGTTTTGATGTATATTGCTATGACCCCTATTGGGATTAAATTTAAATAATTAAGATATGAAAGAAATACTTTTTATAGGTGATAAGGAATATAATGGAATAACTAATTCCACTATAGAAGAATGTTTTGAATATCTTAATTCTCAAATGGAGATAGGGGTTGACATAGAAACCGGAAGGAAATATCCTTTGGGAATGTATCCTGATAATAAAAAAGATGATATATATAAAGCAGGACTTGATCCTTATCTGTCAAAAATAGTAATGTTACAATTAGGAACTTTAGAAAAAATATTTGTTATTGACACAAGAATTGTAGATATTTCTAAATTGATTCCTTTATTTGATAATGAAGAAAGAATATGGGTAGGACAAAATTTAAAGTTTGAAGCAAAGCATTTAAGACTAAATTATGCAATAAACTTTCATAAAATATGGGATGTAATGCTTGTAGAACAAAATTTAACCAATGGGTTAGAATTAGGCTATTCTCTTGCAAAAATATCAGAAAGATATTTGGGAATAAGAAATATTGAAGATATTGATTTATTTAATCAGGATGACTTTGAAGATGAAAGTTTGGATAAGTCAATTAGACTTGGTTTTATAAACATTGGAAACAATCCTTTTTCTATAGAGCAAATTACATATGGTGCTGGAGATATTGAATACCCATTAAAAATCAAAAAAAGACAAGAAAAGGGTATAAATGGATATAATCCTACAGTTGTAAATGAGCTTGAAAATGATTTCTGTTTGGTATTAGCTGACATTGAATTAAATGGTATTTCTTTTAATAAAGAACAATGGTTAGAAGTTTATAAAAATAATATCCCTGTATATGAGAAAAGACTGGCTAAGTTGAATAAATGGATTGAAAAAAATCATCCATTATTTTCTAAACCAGCTACACTATTTGAACCAGCAGAAGGTTGTAGAATACTATGGTCTTCTCCAGATCAAGTTATTGAGTTTCTTAAATACTTGAAAATTTGCCCTAAAGAGAAGTCCAAACAAACTAAAAAAATGGAATGGACTGCAGGAGCAAAAGCTCTTACAAAACTTCTTGCAAGTGACTATAAAGAAAAATATCTAAGAGATGTAGAAACTGATATTGTTGAGATAAAAGATTTTATTCTAAACTATCTTTTACTAAATAAATCGGCACAAGCTATTACAACATTTGGAGAAGATTGGTTAAAATATATTCATCCTATTACAGGAAGAATACATACTTCTTTTAGACAAATTCTTAATACAGGTAGAATATCCTCATCAAATCCTAACATTCAGAATATACCCTCTGGAGAAGAGTATAGAAGGGCATTTATTCCATCTATAGGAAATAAGTTTATTAATGCAGATTATGCATCGCAAGAAAGCCGTATATTGGCAGAAGTATCTGAGGATCAGGACATGTTGGCTTTTTTCAATGAGGGGCATCCAATTTTTAAAGATGATTTTCACTCTTTTGTAGGGACTAAAATGTTTAGAATTATTAGAAATGATCCTGAATTAATTGTACAAAAATCTACTCATCCCAAAGAAAGACAAGATGCCAAGTCCATAGGCTTCAAAATCAGTTATGGTGGTTCTGCATATACACTAAAAGATGACTTTGGTGTAATAGAAGAAGTGGCACAAGAATTTATTGATGGATTCTTTGCAGCTTTTCCAACATTAAGACAGAATTTTGATGAGGCAATTGAAAGTGCTTTAAAACTTGGTTATATAGAGATTGATCCATTTACCAAAAGAAGATGGTTTGATAAAAATTTCAAAAGGATGAAAGATCTTAACACACAAGCTTGGGCTTGTTATCCTAAAAATTATTCTCAAATGACCACTGCAAAAAAAGCAGAAGTTAAACAAGAATTAAAAATTTCTCATCCTGAATTAAAAGATTTATGGTCTGAATATTTTTCTTTAAAAGGAAAACTAGAAAGAAATGCCTTAAATTATAGGATACAGGGTAGGGCAGGATCTCAAACTAAGAAAGCTGGAATTCTATTTAGAAAGCATCAGTTAAAAAATAATTTACAAGATAAAGTTTGGCTTGTATCACTTATTCATGATGAAAGTTTAGCGGAAACAATTTTAGAATTTTCTGAAAAAGCAAAGAGAATAATAGAAGTATGTATGATTAATGGGGCACAAACTTATTGCAATAAAGTAAAAATGGATGCTATTGGGTTTATAGTTGATTACTGGCATCATAATTAAAAATATAATAATCTCTCCAATACCCATTAAGATCGACTGTTAGATACACTGTATGTAGGTTAAGCCTCTTCGTAAGAACGTAACTCTACCCTGCAAAAAAAGGTTTATAGTAGCGTGTATAAACCAGAAACCTTGAGGAGAGATTTTTTAAAACTAAAAACTATGAGAAAAGAAAGAATAACAAGAACTAATATTGCTACCCATTTACTTAAATATCAATTGGCTATTGTTGATAAAAAATTAGCTGATTTATTAGAACTTGATAATTGGCAATTTCGTTGGACAATAACAAGAGAACAACATGAAGAATTTAAACAATATTCTTTATTTCTTATACAGAAGATATTTAAAATAAATAAGAATAAGGCTATAGAGACATTTGAGTTTTTTTACAAATTGTTTGGGCTTAGAATCAAGAATTAATACATCTAGATATGATTATATTGATATTTATTATTATTGGGGTATTGTTTACTTTAATGTTATTATATCACATTTTTGAGGAAATAACAGATTGTAGAAAATTAAATAACAAATTTGCAATACATGATTGGGAATATAGAGATGATTTATATATTCCAGATCCAGAATCTTCTCATGGAAAATTCTTAATTGGTTTATTTGGACATAATATTTCTAGCAAAAATAGAAGATGGGTTTGCTTAAAATGTGATAAAATTCAATATTTATAATTATAAAAGCATCTATTTATACAGGAGAACAATTTATTTTTGAAACAGAAATAATTGAAATAAAATTAGGAGATACAATTGGAGAATATGTTATTAAAGACATTGAAATTATTGGAAAATTAGAAGTTAAATTACAAGGAGAGAAAATATGAAAGATATGGAAAAAGTATATAGAAAAGTAGGACGTAAATATATATCTTGCGGATACAACAATATTCCAGATATTAGCGATGGGATATGGCTTGTACAGAGTAAAGAAGGAAATAAAAGTTATTCTTCTGTATTTTGGAAAGTAGGAAATATTGAAAGACCTATTGATATTACAACACATGCTGCATTACAATCTATAGAAGAAGATTTAAGTAAGTATTTAATCAATTTAGGTAAAGCAGATTCAAAAGAATTTATTGAAGCAAAAGAAATTGCTGGAAGATATTTAACAGAACCTATTGGATATTATAATATTTCAGCTTCTCAATTATGTAGCTTATTTCTTAGGAGAATTGCTTTACATTTAGAAGATGGAGAAAGGATGAATTGGGACACATTACAACATAAATTTAGAGAAGAATGTATTGTTCCTTATTCTTCAAATTTTGATTTGCAAGTACATTTATTATATCAATTTACAGAATGGTTAAAAGAAAATAATATTAAATTTAGACAAGGTAAAAATATAGGATAATTATGACACCAGAAAGAAAAAATGCAGAGGAATTTGTAGATAATTACAAATTTGATTTTATATCATCAGATTATCAATATTCATATTCAGAAAGAGAAGTATATAAACTTGTTGAAGAATATGGAAAACAACAATGGAATGAAGCTATAAAATTAGCTGCTGAAAATTTGAACTTACTAATTGATGGAAAAAGTTTATGCTCCCCTAGATTCCTTATAGAGAAAGATGACACTTTTTATTCTGAAACAGAAATAGATGTTGACAAAGAATCAATTCTTAAATTATTAAAATGAAAACACCACAAGAATACATAAATAATAATCTTCATTTTTTAGAAGAAGGAGTTAATACTGTTGATTTATTAAATTTAATAGAGGAAGTACAAAAAGATTCTTGGAATGAAGCTATAATAGAGGCTGCTAATAGTGTTAGACTTAGTTTAAATGGGTCTAACACTCCTTATGGGGAGCATGATTGTAAACAAGGATGTTGGACAGTTAATAAAGGATTTATCTTAGAATTATTAAAACCATGAAAGAACCCATAGAATATCTAGGAAATGTAAATGCTTTTACTACTAGAGAAGAATTATATAATATTGGGAAACAAATGCAAATTGATGCATGGAATTTAGCTATTTTAGCTGCTATTGAAAATTCACAATTAGAATTACGAATTTATACAGATTTTACAGTTAAAAGAAAAAATTTAGGATTTGAAATTACTACAGAAAGAGAAAATGAATATTATGGAGTTTCTGAAAGTTCTATTTTAAAATTATTAAAATCATGACAATATGAAACTTATTGAATTTATCTTTCAAAGTTTTTGGACATTCATAGGAACAATTTTTATCATAGCACTTATTTTTGAAGGAATTCAAAGAATTATTGAATCTATAAAAGAAAAATCATGACAATAATAAATGAAGATTGGGAGCATATTCTAAAATTAGAATCAATGTATTCTATAGAAGAACAAATGCAAAGAGAAGAAGATTGTAGAGAGTGGCTAGAACATGAAAATCAAAAACCGGCTTTAATAGAAATTAATTTTGAAACACATGAAAGCAAAGATAAAATCTGGAAAAGAACTCCTATTTTGTGAAGGAGTTTCTAATAATTGGAATAATTTAAAAGATAAAATGATTATAAATTTTATGGATAAATATACTTATAAATCATTTTTTCAACAAAAGAATCATTTATACATCAATACTACTACTAAAACAATAGATATTATATTTTCTTCAGAGATACCAATATTAGAATTTGATCATTTTGAAAAAGATCAATTGGTTTTAAAAATAATTTAATACACTTCTTATATATGAATATACAAGAATTAGAGGATGAACATTATAGTTTAGAAAATTTAAGTAGAAGTAGCAATATTTGGAAATATGCAGAACATACAAAACTATCTATACAATTTGCTATAGAAATATTAGAAAATCTACATAAAACTAATTGTAATGGAGTGGGTGTTATAATGTATTTTGAAATTAATGATAAAATCGAAGAACTTAAAAAATATTTATAATGAATATATTAGATTTAGAAACTAATTTGGATGATGGTAATTATGGAGAAGAACTATTACTTCAATTACAAAAATTAAATGAAGAATTTAGTACTCATGCTATGAGTTACACAAGGGCAACTTTTTTAGATGGTAAGAAAGAAATGTTAGAAGAAATAATTCAATATATTAAGAAAACATTATGAAACTAAATATTACACCTCAACATTTTTTAGAAATAAGTAAGAAGGGATTTTCTTTGGATCAAATCTTTTTATTACGATGCATAAATGATAATATTGATTTATCCTCTATATATACAGAGAGTGTTAAAATTGATATTATGAGAACTACATTAGAAAGAAAAGGTTTATTAACAGAAGAAGGAAAAATAACAACTATTGGGCAAGAACTCCTGCTATTTATGGAAACTAAAATAGCAGGAAAAATTGTTAGGAAGGAAGTTGATGGAGATGTTTTTGAACAATTTTGGAATAAATATCCAGCTACAGATTCTTTTATTATTAATAATAGAAAGTTCAGTGGATGCAGAACCCTTCGACAAAATAAATCTGAATGTAGAATAAAATTTGATAAGTTAATATTAGATGGGGAATATAAAGCTGAAGACATAATAAGAGCACTTGAGTATGATGTAAATAATAAACTTGAAATGTCTGCAAAAACAGGAACTAATAAGCTTACATATATGCAAAATTCAGCGACATATTTAAATCAATTGGGGTTTGAATCATATATAGAACTTAGTAAACAACCAATAGTACAAACAATAAATAGGGGGAGTACAGATGTATGAGTTTTGAACTATTAGAAAAAGAAGTACAAAAAGGACTTGATGGAGGAAATGAAGGACTTCCTATGGGGTTTAATAGATTAAATAGATATATAGGACTTAGAAAAAGTTTATATTTCTTAATAGGAGGTCTAACAGGAAGTGGTAAAACAAGTTTTGTTGATGACTGTTTTGTTTTAAACCCATATGATTTTTACATTTCTCCTCAAAATAAGAGTAATATAAAACTAAAAATTATATATCGCTCTATGGAAAGGAATAAAGCCTATAAACTGGCAAAATGGACTATTAGAAAGATATTTCTTGATTATGGAATAATCATTCCTATGGGTTCCTTATTAGGCTGGAAAGGATTTCCTAAACTTACAAAAGACCAACATGACCTGTTTCTTCTCCAGAAGGGGTATATAGAAGGAATGGATGATTGTATTACTATTATATCGGGTGCAGAGAATCCTGTAGGAATAGCAAAAGAATTAAAAACATATGCTTTAGAAAATGGAAAAATTGAACAAATTGATGAATATAATAAAGTATATATTCCTAATGATGAGAATGAAATAACTATTGTTATTTTAGATCATATAGGTCTTTTAAAAACTACAAAGGATTTATACACTAAAAAAATGGCAATTGATAAAATGAGTATGGAACTTCAAATTGCTAGAGATTTATATGGATATACACCTGTAGTAGTTAGTCAATTTAATAGAGACATTTCTAATCCAATGAGACTTAAAAATGGTGATGTAGAACCTCAACTAGAAGATTTTGCAGACAGTTCTCAAACTCAAAATGATTGTGATGTGACCCTAGCATTGTTTGATCCCTATCGCTACAAGGTTGATGATCCTTCTGGGTATGATTTAAATAAATTAAAGGACGATAATGGTGCTAAATATTTTAGAAGTTTACGTTTAATCAAGAATTCTTACGGAAGTGATGATTTAAGAATTGGATTGGGCTTTTTTGGGGAAATTGGAATGTTTAAAGAACTTAAACGTAAAAATGATATGACAGATAATGATTATGAATCTGTTAGAAATAAAACATGGTTTTTAAATCAATAAATTATGATACCAGAAAAAGAAATTGAAGAATACATAAATGGATTTGAACATCCTGAATTTCATATTCCAGAATTAATGAGGACATATGGAATATTACAATATAATCTTGCCTTACAAGATGCTGCAAATAATGTAACAGCTAGTATTGTACAATCTTCTGTAAATGAAGGAAAAAGGGCAATTGTTAATAAAAACACTATTTTAAATCTAAAAAAATGAAAACACCTATTCAAGAATTAATTAATCATTTACAAGAAACATGTAAATCATCTAAAGATATAATATCTCCCACAGTTCTATTATTTAGACTTCAAAACTATTTAAAGAAAGAAAAAGAATTTGCAGAAAAATGTTTTGAAGCAGGACTAAATAGAGGAATTGATAATGTTATTTCTACAGAATGGGGAGAAGACACTACAACACCAGATTTTGATTCATTTTATAAAGAATTTGAAGATGAATCTAATTAATGTTCATATAGATATTTCTCCTTCTAAAGAAAAGAGAGTGTGTCAAAATTGTAAATTGTTTTCTAAATGGGGAGTGCATTTGGGATATTGTTCTAAACTCAAAGCAAGAATAACAGAAAGATTAGATTGGGAAACTTGTAAAAAATTTGAAAGAAATGATACTAACAATTAATTTAAAAGAACTTCCTATAGAAGTAGAATATGAATATGTTCCTGAAGAGCCTATGGTATGGAGAACACAAAATGGAGATGGTTACCCCGGATTTCCAGAACAGGCTCTCATACAAAATATATCCCACAATAAAGAAAATATCAATAAGTTTATTGATGAAATGGATTGGTGGGATTATATAGAAGAATTAGTATTAGAAGAAATTAATAAATCTAGAAAAGAATGAGTAAAACCTATAAATTAAAAATGAAATATCCTTCACTTCCTATCATATGAGAATATTAGAATTACTACATCTCAAAAATATATATCTAATTCAATATTAAAATATGGATTTCATAATTTTAAGAAAGAAATTCTATTTTATAATTTAACTAAAGAAGAGGCTAATAAAAAAGAAATAGAGCTTATAAAATATTATAAAGAACAAAATATTTCTTTAAATATTTCTAAAGGGGGTGAATACCCTTCTTGTTATAATTCCATAGTTACTTATAAAATTAATAATGAAGGAGTTATATTAGAAAAATATAATAGTATTAATGAAGCTGCTGCTCTTAATGGTATTGAGCAATCTGCAATATCTATAGCTAATAAAAGTAAAACTTTTTATGCAAATAATAATTTTTATATTTATGAACATTTATTTAATTCTGGAGAATTTATAACTAAAAATTATTTAGGGAAGGATAAAGAAAAATCAGTTATACAATTATCTCTTAAAGGGCTTTTTGTAAAAAGATTTGATTCTTTAGCCAAAGCAGCTAAAGCCATAGGTGTAACTCATGAAAGTATAAGAGTTGCTATAGTTAATGGTTGTTCAAGAAAATGCAAAGAACACTTATGGGTATATGAAGAAGATTATAATCCAGAAAAAAATTATAAATATATAAAAAAAATAAGTAAAAACTTAAAACCAATATTAGCTATAAATAAAGAAACTTTAGAAAGTAAAGAATATCCTAGCATTATTTCTGCCAGTAGAGAGTTGGGTATTGAAAAATCTGTTATTGAATATCAAATTAAATATAATAGTTCTGGGAATAAAAAAACAAAATTTAAATTTAAAATAAAAAATGAATAAAGTAGTAGCATTACAAATATGTAAACGATTAGCAGAGCAAGGAAATGAAGAAGCTAAAATATTATATGAAGAAAATAAACCTCAATACTCTAAAAAAGACATTATTAAAATTTTAAAAGGATTTGATAATGAAATTTGTGAATATGAAAACGGAGATGACGAAAGTTACTTATATTTTATAAATAAATACAAATGAGCAAACCAATTGAAAGAATAAATCCATTTTTGGATTTTATATATCCAGAATTTGAAAAATTGTTATTTAATATTTATAAATTAGAAATAACAAAAGATGAATATTATAAATTTTTAGGAAATTTTGTTTCTCAAACTAATATTGTAGAAAAATATTGGTTAGAAAATCCTGATTTAAGATTTTCACAAGTGTTAATTAATTTAGGAATTATTCCAAATATTCCCGGAGTTTGGTATTATATAGAAGAAGATGAAATTCTTGAACAATTAGGAATTGAATCAAGAGAATATTTGCTCTGGGGACAAAACTATGACAAAAACATAAAACTTCTTCCTAAAACTATAAGAAAACCTATTAAGGATTTAACAACAGAACATATACAAGCTATTCTTGATGGTGGTTATGCAGGAAATAAGAAATATTTAGAGTGTTTTAAAAATGAATTAAAATTAAGAGAAAATGGATAAAAGTTATCCTAGGTTTATAAGTGATTTACACCTAGGGCACAAAAATATGGCAATACATAGGGGATTTAATAATGAAGAAGAATGTGATGAGCATTTAATAAAACAATGGAATTCTATTATTAAATCCCCCAAACAATTAGTATATATTCTTGGTGATATATCTATGGAGAAATCTAAAGATTATTATAAATTAGATAAGTTAATAGGAAGAAAAATTGTTGTATTAGGAAACCACGATAGGCATCAAGATATAAGAGAGCTGTTAAAATATGTTGAGAATGTTGCAGGAATGATAGACTATAAGGGGTTTATTCTTACACATTGCCCTATTCATTCTACAGAGCTTCTAGAGAAGTATAGAGGAAATATTCATGGACATAATCATGATAATTATATTGATAATCTAAGATATTTTAATGTTGCTTGTGAGCAAATTAATTATCAACCTAAAACAATAGAAGAATTAATAGAAATTAACAAAATAAAATTTAATTTATGAAAAAACAAATTTATAACACATTACCAAATAAGAATTCTGAATATTGGCAATTTTCATTATTGCCTGAACTCTCTGTATTAAGACATAAAGAAGGACAATATATTTGTATTGTTCTTACATGGCTATTTTGGTCTGTTGATTTTACTATTAGTTGTTCTAAATAAGAATAATATGGAAAGAAAAACTGGTTATTATTATGTATTTACGGATTCTGAATTTTGGGATATAGCTTTTTATAACTCTAACTATAAAAATTGGTTTATGTGTGGGGTAGAAGAAGAATTTACAGATGATGATTTTGTTAGTATTAATGAAAAACAAATTGAATATGAAAATTAATATAAATACGAAAGATAAGCTAATTAGATTAGATGAGTCTGTTTCCCTAGGTGATCTTTTTACACAATTAGAAGAATTACTTCCTGATATGAAATGGAGAGAATATACATTATTGGCTAAAGATGATGGGCCAATTTGCCTTCAAATTACTCCTAAATATGAACAACCTCATACAGGCAATCCTTCTCCATTTTTCACATATACAACTTCTTAATTATGAAAAGATATTTATTTACAGTTAGATTATTAGGAGTGGGTAATAGTGTAGAAAAAGCATGGAAAGATGCTATAGAAGCTACAGATTTATATGAATTTACCACACCGGATAAAAGTGATTGGGAACTTGTAGAAGAAGATATAGATGAGTAATAGTATTCGTGATATTAGGCAAAAAGAGTTTGCAGAGATGTATATAAAGAGTAAAAGATACTCCATTCTCCATTTGTGCCCCCGATTCGGAAAGATATATTGTTCAATACTAATATTAAAAGAATTAAATCCTAATTCTGTATTAATTGTCTATCCCGATGAGAAAATAAGAAACTCTTGGAAAGCAGATTTTGAGGAATTAGAATATGATGATAGCAAAGTATGTTATACAACATATTTGTCCTTGTGGAAGCATGTAGAAGAGAAATATGATATTATTATATTGGATTAAAATTAGTTCAATTAAAACCAAGTTAATTGACTGGAAACCCCTTAGAGCCTTATACACTCCTTACAACAGTAATGATTGTAATATAGTAAAAGAGATAAGGATTGGGCAATCAGCAGCCAAGCTTCCTGCTAGGAAGAAGGTTCAACGACTATCGAAACCACATAGTAATATGGAAGGGAGTAGAGTAAAGAAAGAAATTTCTTGAAACGCTTGGATAATTATAAATTTATTAGTACTATTGTAGTGAACTTTAAAACAATAGTCATGTTAAAACTTTTTAGAATTTATTCATTAAGTCACCCTATAACAAAAGAGATAGGTTATATAGGGGCAACAACACTTTTATTAAATGTACGATATAGTCAGCATAAGCACAATGCATTAACAAAAAACCTAGATAGAAAAGTATATATCTGGTTTAGAGAAATTGTTGCAGAAGGTTTATTACCAGAGATAAAATGGATAGATACAGGTACAGAAGATAATTGGAAAGAAAAAGAGACTTTTTGGATTGAAAAGTATAAAAAAGCAAATAATGTGAGTAAGGGAGGATCAGGTATTGTTCTAAATAGAACATCTGAGAGTAAACAGAGAACAATAGATGCCCATAAAAAAGTAGTAGTATTACTAGATAAAAAATTTAAATTACTAGAGGAATTTTCTTCATTAAGAGAATTAGCAAAGTTTTTAAATGTGGGTATAACTGCAATATCAAATGCACTTAATATTAAAGGCACAAATAGCGTACAAGGATATATAGTGCTATTTAAAGAAGATTTTCTATCTGGAAATTTTATTAAAGAATATAAAGGAACATATAAAGATATTTACCAATATTCTTTAAATGGAGAATTTATTAAAAAATTCCCAAAAGTAGTTGATGCTTTAAGAGAAGTTAATCCTTGTAAATATTCAAGTGGATTATATGAAGCAGCAGATAGGAATGGAACTTGTGGAAAATATTATTGGTCTTTTGAATACTCTAATAACCTTTTACTAATGAAAAGTAATTATAAGATATAGTCTCGTCTTTATAGAAATATAAAGTTAAGAAAAACGGAAGTACACACAATGTCAAGCAATCAAATAGAAGAAGCTAAGAAGCTTTTTAAACTAAATAAGGTGTGTTTAGGATTATCGGGAACAATTAGTAAGGAGACAGAAAAAACTCTCTTAAATGAGCTTAATTTATCTATTCTTGCTAATTATTCTATAGAACAAGCAATAGAAGAAGGTGTAATTGTAGATTATGAAATTTCTGTTATAAAAGTGCCTTTAGATAATAAATTGAGAATATATAAAGGAAAAACTGAAAAGCAGAAATTTGATGGATACACACATGTAATTAATAAAATGGAAGATTTAGGTAAAGATACATTCTTTCTAAGACTTTCAAGAATGAGACTTATACAGAATTCTGTTGCTAAAAAGAATAAAACTATAGAACTTCTAAATAAGCATAGTGATGAACGTGTATTAGTATTTTGTGGAACTACAAAAATTGCTGATAGCTTGGGTATCTCATCTTTCCATAGTAAATCTAAAGATAAAGAATTATTTACAAAATTTGCTTCTGGAGAAGGAAATCAAATGGCTGTTGTAAAAATTGGTAATACTGGAACCACTTATATGCCCTTAAACTATGTAATAATTAATTATGCAGACTCAAATCCTGAAAATTTATGTCAGAAAATATTGCGTTCAATGAATTTTGAATATGACAATTTAGAAAAATCTGCTCATATCTTCATTATTTCTTCTACAGAACTAGTTGAATTAAAGTGGATTAGTAAAGCATTAACTATGTTTAATAAAGAAAAGATAACATATTATGAAAACTGAAACATTTGTAATAGAATATAAAATCTATTTTACATTAAAACCTCCACAAATACATGAAACAAAAATAAAAAATTGTATGGGAGAACTACATGCTAAAATAAAATTAGAAGATTGGCTTAAAAAGAAACATTCTGATTTTAAAAAATTAGAAGTAATAAAATGTGAGAAAGATATATTAAGTGCTTTTGGGGATTTATTTGATAAAAATAATCCTTTTGGATTTTAATAAATAAAATATGGAAATATATGATATAGTGAAGAAATTAGTAGGAAATATAAACCCTATTGGTAAAACAGAAATAGATGAAAAAAGATTTGAAAATCTTAAAATATTGTGTCATTTAGTAAATCAATTAGTAATAGATATTGATAATGTCAGTTATGAAAACAGAAAGGCTCAAGAATTTTCAATAAAAAGAGCTTCAGATTATGCAAGTAATTTTTTAAGAAAAGAAATTGGAATATCTGAATAATCTGTTATACAACACATTAAAACATTCTCTTATATAGAGAATAAATTGTAATTTTATATTCCTTTAAAATATGAATATGACTAGAGAAGAAATTCTAGAAAAAGTGACAGGATGTAATATAGATTTTATTAATGATCATATAGACTGTATAATTTTATCAGAAGTAATAAATGCAATGCAAGAATATGCAGATCAAGAAGTAGAAAAAATAATTGAAATATATAAATTCAATAATACAAATACAAATTAAACATGAACGAGAAAGAAGAATTAAAACTACCAGATGAAATTACAGAAATCCAAATTAGTAATCCAAGAGACCTTTGTGTTTTGTCAATCCCCAAGATGGGTAAAGGTACAATATTAGGAGATTTTACATTAACACATAATGCTCTTGTATTAGATTTAGAAAAAGGAGGATATGAATATATTAAAGCGAGAAAACTTAGTACATATACTTCTCAAGAAACTACTACATGGGAGAGTTTTCAAAATTATATTAAATATCGTAACCTCCTTCTAGAGAACAAGGGGAAATACGAGTATTTAATTATTGATGGGTTATCTGATTTAGATGATTTATCAAATATTGGGGGAACTTTGGCATATATGAATAGTATTATAGGTAAAAAATTCAACAGAGAAGGAAATGAACCAACAGGTAGAAAATATACTCCTATTGATTCTGAATGGAAAAGTGTATTAACATTACCAGAAGGATCGGGGTATGCCTCAACGAGATTATGGTTCTTACAACAAATTGAAATATTTAGACAGATTGCTCCTTATAGAATATTTGCAGGTCATATAGCAGATAAATATATTAAGGATAATGGTAAAGAAGAAGTAATAGGTAGTGAGATTTTTCTAACGGGGAAATTGAAAAATATCTTCGCATCAAAAATTACAAGTTTATGCAAACTTGTTGCTGATGGCGATGAAAGATATTTAAATTTTGATGTTATGAATGATTCAGTGTTGGCAGGAAGTCGTGCTCCACAGTTAAATGGAAGAATTCTTATTTCAAAACAAAATAGGGATAAGAGTGTTAATACTTATTGGGAAAATATTTACAAATAATAAATAAATTTAAAACTTAGAAATTATGAGTATTGGTGGAAATCGTAGAGAAAATACTGGAGATTCATTCTCTAAAAGTGTGGGATTATACGAAGGGAAAATCGTAAGTATAAATCCCTCCATAGAAGAGTATAAAGAAGTGTTGGGAATTGAGCTTAAAGAAGATTCTAAGGCTACAGAGTATATTGGAGAAAGTAAAGAGGGTAACACGTATCTTCGTATTAATGTTTGGACAGAAGATGTTAAAACAGGAAATAAATATCCTATTCAATTTTATTTAGAGAATAAAGAAAAGGAAAATAAGGATGCTACAAAGAAACAATACATTAATAATGTTGGTGTGTGTTCTTGGGCTGAAAGTCCTAAAAATCTTCCTGAATGGTTTTCTGAAAGAGACTATAGAGTGGCATATGTTGGAGAAGAAGAATTATATAATTTCATGAGAACATGGCTTTCTTCTCTAGATTATAGAAGTGCAGAAACAACTCTTGAATTAGATTGGAAAAAACTAATGAGAGGAAATGTAAAAGATTTAAAAGATCAAATTGATGGTGAATGGGCAAATAATATTGTTGCTCCTGCAACTATAAAGATTCAGGAAAAGGATGGTGAGATGAAGGAATATCAATCAGTTTGGAATAAAGCCTTTCTATCACCATATTCTCTTAAACAATTTAGACTTGTAGATTATAATAATCCAATGGTTCTTGAAAATTTAAAAAGGAAAAAACCAAAGGAAATGAAAGCTCATGAAAAATTTGTTGTTCAAATTACAAGTGAATATGGCTGTAAAGATGTATTCTATCTAGGAGATTTAAAAGAGTATGTTGCTGATGAATTCCTACAAGGTTCAGATAAAGTAATAGATGAGAGTGATTCATCCTATTAATAAATTTTAATTGTTTAACTAGCCCTAATGCAGAGATGTATTAGGGCTTTATTTTCTCTATATATGAGAATAGGAAATATTGTAAAAACTGTTTATGGTAGTATAGTTATTATAACTAGAGTTGATAGTAATTATGTACATTGGATATCTGCAACACATGGTAATTCAAGTGGAGGTACAAATATACTTACAACAGAGATTGAAACTGATTGTGACTGTGTATTTGAATGTTGTGGCCAACCAGATTTAGAATGTCTTAACTGTAAAGGCACAGGAAAAATAATAGAGATAAAATATGGAATGGATAAGGCAATAATTCTTGCTGATAATATGTTTGAATATATTAAAACTAGAATGCTAAAAAACTTTGATTTTTAAATGATTAAAGGAAATTATAAAATAAGTACTTTTTATTCTTTAAAAGGATATTATTTTGGTATTTCTTCTAAGTTTTTTGGAAAAAATAGAGCATATTACTATAAATTTTATGATTTAGATGAATATAAAGAATATTTTACTCCATAAGTATGATTAAAGGAAAACGTAAAACGGAGCTATCGGCAGAAGAAATATTAAAAAGAATAAGCAATTTTGATATTTTTCATAAATACTTCGGGCCATTCAAAATAAATGAAACTTGTCTTAATCATTTAAGAGGAGAGAAGAATAATCCTTCATTTATTATTGGAAATAGATATGGAGAACTTCTTAGTCATGATTGGGGAGATAATTCTTGGAGTGGTAATGCTTTTCAGTTTGTACAAAGAATTTATCAATGTTCTTATGATGAAGCTTTAAGAATTATTGACAAAGATTTCAATTTAGGAATTCTATCTGGAGAATTAGGAACAGAATATAAGAAAATAACCTCTCAATATAAACAACCAGAAGAAGCAGGTAAACGATATTCTCTTATACAGGTGGTAACAAGAAAGTTTACAGAGCCTGAATTGAATTATTGGCTTTCGTACTATCAGACAATAGATGATTTAAGGGCTAATAATATCTATAGTATAAAAGAAGTTTATCTGAATAAGAAAAGATATTCTATTCCTGATGATGAATTAAGATTTGGATATTTTTATCCTTCTGGTGGTTGGTGGAAAATTTATAGACCTTTTGCAAGTAAAAAGAGTAAATGGGTTAGTAATGTTCCTTTAACAACAGCTTATGGGTTAGAGAATCTGGATAAGAATTATAATACACTCCTGACAAAATCCTTAAAGGATTATATGGTGTGTAGAAAAGTATATCCTTATGTATGTCATATCCAAAATGAATCCCTTTCTGCATTATCTTCAGAAACTATTAAATATCTTATAGAAAACTCTAAAGAAATATTTGTTGGCTTGGACAATGATGATGCAGGAAAGAAAGCTTCTTGGGAAATTACAAGTTTATTTGGTTGGAAACATATTAATCCACCAGATAGACTATTATGCAGAGGTAAGACCGATTTCTCTGATTGGGCTTCTTGTGAAGGATTAGAAAAAGTTAAAGAACATTTTATAGCTAAAAAATTAATTGAATGACAAGAGAAGAATATCATTTATTTAAAAATGAAGTACATGCTAAAACAACAGGAGCCAATATACATTATATAAATGGTAAATTAGGACTTATAATAAACTCTATTGCAATTCTTGAATGTGCCGATGATCAAGAAATAATAGATAGATATACAGAAATGATACCTAAATGCATTAAAGAAATAAATATTAAATTACATGAATGAAAAACTAAAATTTAATTTAAACAGACTCAAAAAAGATTTTGAAGATGTTATTGATGAATTAGAGAATGAAATTATAGGATTAGAGGAAAAAATTAATAATGCTATCTCTCCTGCATATGTAAAAGAATTAGAAAGAGAATCAGATAATAGAGGGGCAGAATTAGATAAAGCCGAAGAGAAAATTGAGGAATTAGAAGATAAAATAAAAGAGAAAGACGAAAAAATTGAAGAATTACAGAGTAGAATTTCAGAATTAGAACAATTTCTCAAATCTTACAAAGATGTATAATCTTCTTCTTTAGAATTATTACAAAATTAGTACTAAGAGTAAATAAAATAGAATAAATATAAAGAATATGAATATAGATGAAAGAGTAGATTTAAGTAGTATTTTATATGGATTTGATGAATATCTATTAAATAGTCCTTCTTGTTCTCAAGAAGATAGAGAAATAGGAATGGAATTATTCTCTAAGTTTATAGGGAGTGTATTTACAGAGGAATGCTTAAATTGTGGAGCTAAACTTTATTTAACTAATGATAGTGTTTCTGAAGATGAATATGGAAAATATGTAGTATGTAGAGAATGTGAAAGTAGTTTTAATATAAAAGAATAAAAATATGAATAGACAATTAGCTAATAAAGTAGATATTGCAATTTCTTCTATAGAAGATCTTGTAAGTGAGGTGAATAATTTGGAGAGTATTAATGAAGATTTAGAAGATACAATTGAAGGTTTAAATAAAAAATTAGAAAATCTTTCAGAAATTATTGATAAATATACATATCAAATTGATATTTTAATGGGAGAAAATAATTTATTAAGAGAACAATTAAATAATATAGAATAATGGCAGATATTAAAAGCTATCAAGTAAGTAAGAATATAATTTTAAATGCAGAAGTGCCAGCTCAAAGTCGCACATATAAGCCAATCTCAAATAGGCAATTAATTGATTTAACAATAGAAGGTATTTCTAATTCTGGATTTGAACTAGATAAGGAATATTATTCTTCTGCTAGAGAAGGTAATGTTGCTATTGGTAAATATACAATTAAGGGTGTGGAAGATAATGAAATGCAATTACAACTTTTATGGCGCAACAGTTACAATAAAAGCTTGCCAGTTTCATTTAATGTCTCCTGCATGATCAAGGTGTGTTCCAATGGAATGCTCAAACCACAAGGTTTAGGATCATTTAAGAAAAAGCATCTAGGAGAAGTACAAACTTTTACACCCTATGCTATTTCTGAATATATTAAAAATGCTCAAGATACATTTGAACAAATGCAAAAAGAAAGAGAGCAAATGAAACAGATTGAGCTCACAAGAAATATACAAGCAAAAATCTGTGGAGAAATGTTTGTAGAGCACGAATTTCTTAAATCAACACAATTAAATATTGTAAAAAGAGAATTAGATTGTCCTACACATGATTATGGTGATCCTATGAGCCTCTGGTCTATGTTTAATTATAGCACTTATGCGATGAGAGAGATACACCCTTCTCTTTATTTACAGGATCACATAGATGCCTACAAGTTCTATACACAACAAGCAGGTATTATTCTCTCTGCACCAAAAGAACTTATTCTTCCAGAACCAGAAAGTCCTTTTGTACAATTAGAATTATTTGATGAATTATTTACTACATCTGTATAAGAATATGATAGATAACTTTGAGAAAATTAAGGGATTATTGTCTTTTAATTCTGATGACGAATTTTATTTTATACAGATTCTTCAAAGGAAAAAGGATAATCCCGGAAATATACATGGAAGTAATAATTCTAGCAGATTAATAAAAGCATATTATATTGATTCATTTGAAAAATTTGATAAACAAAAAGAAGAAATAACTCAACTTGCAACTTTATTTAATGCTAGAGTTGGTATAAATCTAAATAAAAGAAGTTATTATAAAACTGCTTTTAATACTCTTCAGACAATAGCAAATCAGTTACATAATAAAGAGTTTAAATATATTCATAGAGCATGGAATACATCTTGTGGAGTGCATAATTCTATAGAAGATAAAATATGGATTTTAGATGTGGATGATATTGGGAGAAAATCTAATGATATACTTAGATATATTGAAAAAGACTGTCAACCTATTGGAAGTAAATTTATTGATATTATTCCTTCTAAATCTGGATATCATATACTCACAAAAGGATTTGACCTAAGTAAATTTAAAGATGTTTATCCAGATATAGAAATACATAAAAATAATCCTACAAATCTTTATATACCTTAATAATGAGGAAAATAATAATTGAAATATCTGGAGGAAATGTTCAAGAAATATATTCTACAGAAAAAGAAAATGATGCTGTTTCTATATATGTAATTGATTGGGATAATATTAATGCTGGAGAAGTAGATGGTATTAATGAATTCTCAATGTGTTATCTTCCTCCTTCTGAAATTGGTTTACTAATTGAAGAAGCAAATGGGGATATAAGAAAGAATAGGGATAAATATGAGTAATTTGAAATGGGAAACATTTGAAGAAAAGTTAGGTAGTTGGGGTAGAAAAATCTATCCCTTCTATCTAGCTAATGGATTTGATTCTATATATGTACATTTAAAGAATTCTTCAAGAAAGGGAATTAAAATTTTACCAGATTCTAAGAATGTTTTTCGATGTTTTGAAGAGTGCCCTATAGAAGAAATGAAATGTGTTATTGTCATAGATCACCCATATAGCATTCTTCTTAATAATGTGTCTGTTGCAGACGGTCTTGCCCTTAGTTGTGGAATTACAAATTATCCACAACCTGAACTTGATCAATTCTTTTCTGCATTAGAACAAGAATTTGATAATGGATTGTGTCTTCCTTGTATTAAAAATCCTGATTTAAGCTATTTAGCACAACAAGGCATACTTTTGCTAAATTGCTCCTTAACTGTTGAGCATTTAAAGCCTAATAGCCATTCTGCTATCTGGAAACCATTTATGCAATATTTATTTGAAGAAATATTAGATGTACATGGAATTCCAATTGTATTAATAGGAAAAAAAAGTTGGAAATTAGAAAAATTTATCACTCCATTTAATACAATATTTAAATTACCTTCTATAGAAGCAAATAAAGATTGGGATAGTAATGGGGTATTTACTGAAATCAATAAAATCTTAAAAAGAAAATTTAATGAAAAAATCAACTGGTTTGATGAAAGCCAAGAAGCTCCCTTCTAAAATACCTAAAGAAAAAGTAGTAAAACCTTTTGCAGATGGTACATTAACTAATTCTGCTTTCTTTGGAATGTTAAGAAGTGCATTAAGGCAAAAATCACGTTTTTATCATTCTATAAAGGTAGCTAGAGAAAGGTCAAGAGTTCCTTATACAGGAATTAATAAACGTAGAAAATGGATGTATAAGTGCGAAATCTGTAATCAATTATATAGTGGAGATGACATAAATATCCACCATCGTTTTGAGTGTGGAACTTTAACTTCTTTTGAAGACTTGGCAGGTTTTACTCAAAGATTATTTTGTGATAGTAAAGATTTAATTGTAGCTTGTAATACATGTCATGATAAAATCCATAATAAAAATCAATAAATGAAAAAAGCATTTTTAGTAAGTTTTACACCAATGACAAGAGTTGTTGTTGATGTACCAGATAATTTTTTAGAAGATGATCTTGAGTTACAAGATGAGTATACATGGGCTAAAGTAGTTAGTGCTGCTAGAGAGCAGATAATTGAGAATGGTGTAGATGATTATTTGAATGGTGATACTATTGATGAAATTAGGCTTGATGAAGAATTACCTTACCCACAAGAATTTGATGTATGAAAAGAGAAGTATTTGATAAAATTGTAGAAGATAGAATAATTTCTATTAGAAGTGGTTTATTAATGAAAGGTGTTGAATATCAGCGAGATGAGGATGTACTTCATAATTTTGAAAGAGGAAGTAATATTACAGGGGAAATTAGAGAAAAAATTATTTGGAATTTTGCTCTTAAACACTATATATCAATTTTAGATATGATAGATGATATTGCAAATAATAAAATACCTACTACAAAATATGTAGAAGAGAAGCTGGGGGATCTCATAAATTACAGTATATTACTTGAAGCAGCTATAAAAGAAAGAATAAAAATGAGAGAAATAGCAACAGTTAAATAACAAAATATGGCATATAGAAATAAAAATTTAGAAAAAGCAATTGAACTTCTTTCTGTAACACAATCCTTTCTACAGAATTCTCCTAACAAAGGAACAAGAAATGATAAATACAGAACAACATATGAATTAGCACAAGTGATTGATAGTTTTATTAAATCTGTAGAGAAATGATTTATAATAATGATATTGACCCGAATGTGAGAATGTGGGAAAAACAAAATAAAATTGATATTAAAATGAAAAAAGACAAATCAATTATTTATGAGAATTGGAGTACAGCAGAATTATTTCATTATTTAATGGATAATGATGTAATTGATGTTGATGAAGATTTTGAGAATTGGAAAGGTAGAAGAAATGAACTTATTAATTTAGCTAAAGGAATATGAAAGCAATAATTGAAATTGGAGAAGATGGTTTATCTAGTATTGAGTTTCTAGAAAATGATGAAAAAATGGAATGGCAAAATATGACAAAATATGAACAATACAAAATATTGAATTCACTTATGTCATTTTATCAATTATTTAATAAATTTAAGAAAGAAGAATAATATGGGAAAAATAGAAATTATTGGAAATACAGATTTAGCATTTGAAACAGAAAATATTGCTTATCAATTATCTGCTCTTCTAGATATAAATACTTGGAAATACAGTTATGTTTCTTTAGATTTTATTAAGGATTATGGAATGACACATGAAAAACATATAGAAAATTGGGACAATGAAGATTTTCTCATTGAAACATTATATGAAAAAGTACTTTTACCTTGGTGTGTAGATAAAACAATTCCTTCTCCAGAAGAATTTGCAGCATTATTAAAAATTGATGGTGTAAGGCTAGAAGATTTTGAAGGAATATATGAATTATTTAATAAAGCAATAGAATTAAAATTCTTTGAAAAATAACAACTATGGAAGAAACTAAAGTATTATGGCAATTATATGCACAAGATATAGAAGAATTATGGAAATTTCCTCTTTCTATAAAAGAAGAGCAGATTAGAAAATATTTTGATAAGTTTATGGATAGTAATGAGGAATCTCTTGAAGATTTTATGGCAATTATTTATCCAGAAATAGATTGTGAAAGAGTGTTTGTAAACGAAATTTGGTTATAATTATGACAATACAAGGAATGCCTAGAACAGAAGAATCAATTTATAGAGCCCTAGATAAGGATAGCTCTAGTAGTTTAAAAGTTTTTGCAGATAACAGGCGAAAATATGTGAAAATTTTCATTGATAAATTAAAAGATGAAGATGATGAAAATAGTGATGATAATGGTGCTATTAGAAGAGGCAAGATTGTAGAATTATTACTTTTAGAACCAGACTTATTTGATTCTAAATTTTATCTAAGTGCTTGTGCTAAAGCCCCAACAGGGATTGGACTTGCATTTGTCAATGCTCTGTATAAGTATACTATTGAGGCTATGAATGAATCTGGTGAAATCACTAGAAGCTTTGAAGATATTTCTAGAGATGCTTATAGAGACTCTGGGTATAAATTAGCTTATGAAGGTATCATTAGTAAGTTTATTGGTAGTGATAGTGAGATATACTATAATGAACTTCTTAATGTAAAAGTAAATAATCTCATAGTTATTACAGCTTTTGATGTCACAATGGCAGAAAAAATTGTAGAACAATTAAAATCTTCATTTGTAACAAGAGATATTGTAAACTTAGAAAGTAGTGAAAATTTTACTGTAATGAATCAATTACAAATTGATAGTTATACCATTGATGGGCTCCCTATGAAGTCGATGATAGATCTTGTGATTTGTGATAATGTTAATAAAACAATTTCACCAATCGACCTTAAATGCACGTGGACTGTAGAAGGATTTTATGATTCTTATTACCTATACAGGAAAGCATATATTCAAGCTTTTGTATATTACAGAGCTTGTTTATCATTATGTCTTGATCCAGAAAGTGAATTTTATGGCTACACTGTAGAACCAACTAAATTTATTGTATGTGATAGTGGGGCATTTTATGAACCATTAATTTATTCTCTTACAATAGATGATTTAAATGATGCTTATACAGGATTTGAATATAAAGGAAGAACTTATAAAGGAGTAAATCAAATTATCAATGAGCTTCAATGGTGCTTGGAGACAAATTGCTGGAATATTTCTAAAAATAATTATTTAAATAGAGGAATTGTATCATTAAAATCTTAATATGGAAGATATAGATCAATTATTAGAGGATTGGCAAGTACAAGAAATAGACTATGAAGATTTAAGAGATAGAGAGGGAGCAGATGTAGCTAATTATTTGCGAGATTGGTATACTGTTTCAAATACACGTGGTATTATTGCTTATTTTGGAAGTGAATCAGATGCTCTTAGATTTAGACTAGGGGAAATTAATAGAAGATTAAATGGATAATATATGAGAATAATAAATATATTAGAATTAGTAAATGGTGTTCCTCAACAAATACAAAGTTTTCCTATATATGAGGAACAGCTTGTTCAGGATGTAGTAGATGAGGCTAAAAAATTATATATAGAAATGATAAAATATCATGATCCTAATATATCTGAAGAAGATATTGAATTTTATTTAGATGAAGAATCATATGATAATGAAATGGGTAAAGAGTTATTTATAATTTGGTCAGATATAAACGAATAATATGGGAGAAGAAAAAAATATAATAACACCTACAATAACAAATCTATTCCTTGTTCCTACAATAGGAGTAAATAGAGAAGCATTAAGAGAAAATAACTTTATTAATGCCTATATAGAGGATGGTAGTTTAGAAATTCAATATCCTGATTGTATTTATCTTTTATTTAGAGTGGAGAATAAGGCAAAATTCAGAAAATTTCTTGATGAAGAAAGAGACAGAACACAATCTCTAATAGAAGACTATGATTATTCTGATGGCTATACAGTGGTAGTATATGCTCTGGATATGAAATGGTATGAGGATTTTGAAATAATTAAAACAGGGAAATATTCTCAAACTTCTAAGAATTTTCAAGCATTATTCCCAAGAGTAACAAAAATAAAAATTGATGGAAAGCATAGAGATGAACTTTGTCTTCAATTTAGAATCTTTAATAAAACTCAAGATTTAATAGATCATTGGGAAAATAAATTCAATATAACTTTTGGTGAAGATGATGAAGTTTGGGATGGATGGCGAATTGATAATGAAATACTAAAAATTGAAGAACATGTCAAATGAAGATTTATATAAAGAAATGTCTAAAATTTATAAACTACCAGAAATGTTAGTGTTCTGCAGAATGGCAGCATTAATGTATAGTATTCTATGGAAAAACGAAGATGAGAGTAATAGGTTTCAACCTATAGAATTTCATTATGATGCTACGTGGTGGAGTAAGAAATATTTAGAATTAATGGATGAAGGATGTTAGATAACATACAAAGAAATAATGGATAATAGAAAAATACTAATTATCTTTGTTAGTGTTGTTAATAATTCTTGTTAGAATGTAATTTAGAAAGCTCTTATAGTAATATAGGGGCTTTCTTTTACTAATTAAAAAAATTAAAATATAATATGGCCAAAAAAGTAAAGGAAGAAAAACAGGGTATAGATGCAGTATTAGAAGCCTTAGAAAATAAGTATGGTATGCAAAGAGCACCATTAACTGATATGACAATTGTAAGTACAGGGAGTATTCAATTGAATAGAGCTATGGGTATTGGTGGTACTGCTCTAGGGAAGATAATAGAGCTTCATGGTGAAGAAAGTTGTCTTTCTGGAGAGACATTCATTAGTTATGATGTATTTAAAAATGGTAAATGTATAAATAGTAAAGGGGGAACACTTTTACGTTTATGGGAAAGATTTAATAAAATTGTATATAAAAAACCGGGATGGCAATTTATAGATTATGATGTTGATTATTTTGTAAAATCAAAAGATGAAAATAATGTAATTATTGGAAATAAAGTTTTAGCTGTAATAAAAACAGGAATAAAACCTGTATATAAACTTACTACAAAATCAGGTTTTGAAATAAAGACAACAGAAGATCATAAATTTTGTACTCTTAATGATGTATATGTAGAGTTAAAGGATTTAAAAATTGGAGATATTATTGTTACTCACCCAAATAAAAGAGTACATGGAAGAAAGAAAAATATTTGGAGAAAGGATGTAATGGTAAAAAATTATCCAAATAACAGAATAAAAATAGTTACAGAAAAAGCAACAGGAATTGAATATAAGTATAAAAGATTTCCTTTATCTCATCTTTATTACGAAGCTTATCTGAATAATTTGGCTATAGAAAATTGGAGAAATATTTTAAATTCTGATAATCCTAATTTCTCTGAGTATAAATTTATTCCTAAAGGATTTGAGATACATCATAAAGATGAAATACCTACAAATAATTCAATAGATAATTTAGTACTATTAACTGCTTCTGATCATGGTAAATTACATGCTAAAGAAAGAATAAAAAATTTATCTTTTATTACAGATACAGATGAAATTATTTCAATTGAGTATTCTGGAGAAGAGGATACTTTTGATATTAAATGTGGCGATCCCTATCATAATTTTGTAGCTAATAAAATAGTAGTTCATAATTGTGGAAAAACGACCTGTTCGTTGCATCAGATGGCTGAGTACCAAAAAGCTTTCCCAAATAAAAAAGTTGCTCTGTTAGATTTTGAAAACTCATTTGACAAAAAATATGCAGAAGCTATAGGGGTAGATGTTAGTAAGCTATTAATCTATCAGCCTGATAATCAAGAAATTGGCTATAATATGGCTATATCTTTAATAGAAAAAGATATAGTTTCTTGTATTGTAATAGATAGTCAAAGTGCTGCTGCTCCCAAAGCAATTATTGATGGTGAAATGGGAGATAGTACTATTGGGTTACAAGCAAGAAATAATAGTAAATTTTGTATGAAAGTAAAGGGGCTTTTAAATATACATCAAGCAACTTTATTTATAATCTCACAAACAAGAAGTAATATTGGTGGATATGATCCCACTGTAATTACAGGAGGTAAAGCTTTTAAATTTTATGCTGATGCTAGATGGAAAGTATGGAAAATGAATGATAAAGAACATGAATTAAATAAAACTACTATTGATGTTATAAAAAATAAAATGGGAAATCCTTTTGGTCAAGCAAAAATAAATATTTTGTGGGGAATTGGATTTGATAAGATTGGGGAAATAGTAGAATATGCTTGTGATTTTAAAATAATCCAAAAGGGTGCTGCAGGATGGTTTACAATTGAGGGTCAAAAAGTTCAAGGATTAGAAAAAATGAGAGAATTATTAAATGATAATCCTGAATTGTTTGATGAAATAGAAAGAAAAGTATTTGAACAATTATCTGCTGTACCAGAAGAACTAGATTTAGAAACAATTATTGAACCAGAAGGAAATGAATAAAAGACTTGAAATAGCAATTGATTTTGATGGAACATGTACTACACATGAGTTCCCTAGAGTAGGTAAGGATATTGGTGCTGTTCCTTTAAAGAAATTAGTAAATGCAGGACATAAACTAATTTTATTTACTATGAGAAGTGATAGACCTGAATTTAATGAAACTAATAATCCTGAAATTGAAGATGTAGTAGGAATGTTTCTTACAGATGCTGTAAATTGGTTTAAGGATAATGATATTCCTTTATATGGAATACAGCAAAATCCTCAACAAGGTTGGACTACTTCTCCAAAATGTTATGCACATCTTTATATAGATGATGCTGCACTAGGGTGTCCTTTAAAATTTACAGAATTATCCTCAAGACCATATGTAGATTGGGAAAAAGTAGACAAGCTATTAACAGGAGATTTGTATGAATAATCCTATAGAATATATAGAGAAATGTACATTAGAGGATTTATTAAAATTTAGAGAGGGTACTGTTTCTATAGAAGGGGTTAATAGTACAAGATGGGAAGATTTGGTTTATATTGCTTATGAGTTTATTGGTTATGCGGAATGGAAAATTGCTAAAGATTTTAATATATCAGAAGCAACTATTCGTGTACAATTAAGAAGAACAAGAGAAAGATATAATATTTCTTCAGACAAGATTGATGATTTAATGCGAGAAATATGTTATTGGAAATATAAACAATTAGGACTTTCTACAAATAAAGAAATAATTCAATATACAATAGAAGGAAAAGAAGTGGAAAGATATAAAAATATTAAACAAGCTTCTGAATTAACAGGATTTCATAAAAGTGGAATTGGTAATTGTATTAATGGAAGACAACAAACAGCTAATAATTATAAATGGAAATTAGCAAATGAATAATTGTAAAACTTGTGGAGCTAGATGTGAGAAAGAATATTGTTTCAAGCATTCAAGAAAGAAGCCTTTAAAAACATCTTCTCTAAAAAAGAAATCTAATAGGGATATTATAACAAATTCTGGAGTTCCTAATGGAGAAGGAATTTATAATAATATTAAAATGAAAGACTTTTTTTTAGAAGTTTGGAATACTTTACCACATATTTGTATTGTAACAGGAGAGAAAATATATGGTGAATGTAAGTCTATCTACCTTCACCATATATTGCCGAAAAAGAAGTTTCCACAAGCACAATACGATCCAGAAAATATTGCTATTTTACTTCCAGACATTCATGGTAATGTAGAAAATGATATATACAGATATGAAATTATTAATGAAAAAAGAGAATTATTATTAACTAAATACAATTTAAAATGAAACACATGTTTTTTTATAGTAGAGTACAACCAGTAGAGGATCAAGAAGGCCAATTTAAGACGTTTACAGACTCTCTAAACATTGAAAAAATCATCAGAACCATTTCAATGGATGATGGCAAATTATTGATCCTAATGGATGATTTACACAGAAGAAATCAACAAGTGCCTGTAACAAATAAACAAGGAAAAATTACAGCTTATAAAAATGTAGAAGATACTTTTCAATCAGAAATTACATTAGAAATTGCAGATGTAGAAAGATTTAAAAAACTCACTAATATTGAAGAATAATATGACAAAACCATTTAAAAAATTATTAGGGAATAGAGTGTATTTAAATATGCCTACAATTGCAGAGAGTAATATTATTCTTTCTGAAGAAGTAAAGAAATCTATTATTGCTTCAGAGCAGGATAAATTTCAGAAATTAAAAGTATATGCTAAAGGAGATTTGGTTACTATTGTTGAAGAAGGTGATGAAGTATTAGTACATCCCGGAATTTTAGCTAATGCTTTAGTAGTTCCTCTGAATAAGGAAATTAGTGTTATTTTAGTTAATAGTCTGGATATTATACAAGTATGGTAGAAGAAAAGAAAATAGGAATTGTAATTCTTGGAACAAATGCTTATTTCTGCTTAATGGTGAGGTTTGTAAAGAGGTTTATACAATTTTATAAAGGAAACAGGAAAATTAAATTTTTCCTGTTTTCTGATTTATCCCCAAAAGATTATTTACCTGAAGGAATAGATTATCAATTCATCTATGTTACTAATAATAATTGGGTTGATGGTACTAATTTGAAATTTACAAGTATTCTTACACTCTCAGAACAATCTGATATTGAGTATCTTACATATTTTGATGCAGATACTAATGTAAGTAAACCTTTTACTGAAGATTGGTTTATTGGAGAATTAGTAGGAGGGCAGCATTATGCAGATCAAAGTTGGATGAAAGAAAAGAAAGGATATGATAGAAATCCTCTTTCAAAAGCTTATATTCCTCTTAATACTAAACTACCACAAACATATTATTATGGAGCGTTCTTTTCTGCAGAGAGAGAGAGAATGATGAAATTTTGTGAAGAATTATTGTGGGGGCAAATTGAAGATAAGAAGATTAACTACGAAGCCTGTACAAACGATGAGTCGCATATTCAGAGGTACTTTCACTATAAACCACCTACAAAAATTGTTAAAACAGAGGAATTTATGTTTGATATTTCTGATAAAGGGGGAATTGGAGAAACTAGAGATGTGAATTTAGATGTTAGTAAAATTAAAGAAGATTTACTTCTATATAAGAATGATAATATTAATATTAGAGATGGTAAAATAATTAAAGAATGCTAGGAAAAAAATTAAGCCCTATTCTAGAAGAGTTGGAAGATACTCTTCTGGAATTTGAAGTAGAATTTGGTTATAAACCAGAATATACTATAGAAGGATTTAGAGGAGCAATAAAAATATTTATGTCTGTTATTCTTGATAAAATGTGGGAATTACAAGATTGGGATAAATTAGCACAAGAAGATAGAGAAAAAATGGCTACAAAATGTGGAGAAGATTTAAGAAAGTTTGTTAAGACATATACAGATATTGATACATTTGATTTATATAAATGATACTATTCACACAAGTTGATGTACCAATGACAGATTTTAAAATAGATGTCATGATTGGTGGAACTAAAGAAGAATATGATTTAGTGGAAGAGCATAGGTATTCTTTACACCCTGAAGAAAATGCAGAATTTTGCAATAATCAAATCTATTCTGTTTCTACAGGAACTAGAGGATTTATACATTCTCAAAAAATGTTTAATTTACGTTTAGAAGTTAAGCCACTAGAAAATATTCCTGTTTTTATCCATGAATTATGGCATTTAATGTGGAAAATATCAAAGATAATTTCAGATTTTGAATTGAATCAATCTTCTGAAGCTTGGGCTGCAAATATGATTGAAACAATTGCTAAGAATATTATTAACGCTAAATATGAAGAATTAAATTTAGAATATGGAGAATAAGACTGAAAAAACTCTTTATGAATTAATTTATGAAATTTATGTAGGAGTTAGTAAAAAATGGAATTCTAGTAGTGATAATGAATTTGCCTCATGGTTAAATGCAAAATTAGATGAATATAAAAATAAATGAAATTTGGGCATATTATATAAATCCTGACAGCTTTACTCATAGAAGAAATTCTATAGAGCAAACTGTTGGGAATTTAGGGCTTAAAGGAGTCACAAGAATAGCTTTTAATGAGCAATTAAATGAAAGAGCCAATACAATGTCAATGGCTCATATAACAGCCTTAAAACAGGCTATAGAAGACAATAATTTTCCTTGTATAATATTTGAAGATGATGCTAAACAAATGAAACCTCTTCCTGAATATTTTGATATTCCTGAAGAAGCAACATTAATATATTTAGGAGGAAGTAATTATGAAAGTGGGCAAACTCCTAAAATGTATTTGGAAGAATATAATGAAGAATATTATAGAGTATATTATATGCTTTCTTTTCATGCTGTATTAATTTCTGATAAGGAAAGTGCAATACTAGTTAAAAATATGCTAATGGGAGCAATATCACAAACAATATTTAATGATATAATGATAGCAATGCATAGCAAACAGTTATTGTACTTAACCCCTAAAGAAGGAAACTATTTCTTTCAGGATGATTATACAGAGAATGTAACAAAGTTTTTATGGAAAGATTGTCTTAAAAGATTTTTAAAATGACAAAAGATAAACAATTAAAATTATTAGAAGGGGCTAAAGTATTTGAATATTTAAATTGGAAACAATTGTTAACCATTACTTACTGGAGTTTATTTAATTCTACTAAAATTAAATATTTCTTTAAACAATTAGATCTAGGTAAAGCAGCCATATTTGCTTATACAGATACTAAAAATATAATGAAAGAAAATTAAAAACATGTTTTAAAACATATTTATGGAAGAAACAAGAAAAGAATTAGAACAAAAAGCTTCTAAATTGTTAGATGAAATCTCTTCTAAAGAGGAAATAAAAGAACAATTAAAACAAGCAATGATAGATTTATTAATATTTGGTAAAGCTGAATTTGTCTATAAAGAAGAGGAGAAAACACAATGACGATTTGGTTTAGTAGAAAATTCAATGGTGTTAAAAAATATTGTAGTAAATCTATATCTTTTAACTTTCATCCTCAACATTGGAAATTATTATTGTGTAAAACTAATGGAGCCAAGAAAGGAAGAATGGAAGATACTTGTTATAACTTAAATATCCATTTCTTAGGAATATTTCTTAGTTATGCAAATTGGGATTATAACAGATAAAAAATAAATGCTCCTTCTATATAAAAAATAGAGGGAGCATTGATCAAAGGATACTATCCAGAGAGGGGCTTATTTTGAAAGTCTCTTTTTGGAAAGAGGACTTTGTGGACTTTTACCTTTAGAAGGAGCCAACTTTTCATTCATAAAGTTTGGCTTCTTCTTATTTGGAGAAGATACAACTGGAGCTTTCTTTGGTTGCTGTTTCATTTCTTTTTAAATAAAGATTTAATTTTTTCAATCATCTTTTTACCAAATATAACAATTTTTTCTCCAAGAGTTGAATTATTTCTAAATACTAATGCACCAATAATAAATGCAATTAAATGGGTAATTATTAATAAAATCATAATAAATGTTTTAAGTTATTTTTTCTTTGTGTGTCCACCGCATTTCATACTTGGTTTTGGTGTTGCTTTACTTCCTACTTTTTTCATAATAATTAATTTTTTTATTCATCATCACAACTAAAATAAATATTTGCATTAAAAGCATTATTCTGTATAAATTTTATACTATCATATGCTTCTTTTCTATCATCATATCCTTTTGATGTATAAATAACAAGAGTGGTTTCATTATTTATTATTTGAGAATAATATTTAATTCTACTAAACCAACTTCCTTTTGTTATTACTTCAAATTTTAGAGGACATTTCATAAGTTTATCTTAAAAGAGATTGTTCCACTTGACTTTATACTCTTTGAAATATCAAGTCTAATACTAAACATGTTATGAAATTTAATCAATTCCTGTATAAGCATATTATTATATTTAGGGTGACTTGCTATGAGCCTAAAGGAATAGTGCTCAGGAAATTTATAAATTTCTAATTCCGCATACTCATCAACGCTTTCCAAAATCCCATGAAGTTGAGCGAAGAAAACTTCGTCATTATCATTAAGAATTTCTGGAAAGAATTGATAAACAATTTGCATATTAAGATAGAGTTAATAAATATTTGCATTTTGCACCTTCACCAGAAAGGGCATCTGCCATATTGCATACATCATGATAACTATTAGCTTCTCCATATTTTTTTAATTCACCTGCAAAAGTCATTAAATCTGTAACAACATTTACAGGAGGGAGATTAGTTAATGGATCAATTTTAAAAACTGTAGGTCTACGTCCTGTATATCCCATAATTTTTTCTATAATTTGATCCTTAAAATCATGTACATAATCATATAAAGAACCCAAACACATATGAGTGGCATAACTACTAGTCTGCCAATGTAATAAATGCAATTGCTCATGAAAAAACGTAAGCTTTCCAGCAATTGACTCCAATGTTAAAACGTTAACATTCATCATTTCTTCAGGGAATAATGATTTTGCCATGATTAGGTTTTCTTACTTGCTACTTTATTTAAATACTCTAATTTTTTTAGTATCTCATAGAGTAAAATCTCATTCTGACTCCAATTAATTTCTCTATTCATATACAGAAGTATTAAGTTGGAGTTAAAGTTGTACTTTCAGTACAGCAAATATTATTAGGTATTTCTACCCAATTATTTCCTTTAGGAGGAGTTCTTCTTGCAACCATACTTCCGGGAATAAGTCTTTTATTACCATCATATCTAGCCCATACACGAAGTGTATCATCAGTTCTATTTACTGGAATTGGAGAAGTTGCCATAATTAGTCAGGGTTTAAAGTAGTTGTTGTTGTACAGCATTGATATGTAGGGGCCTCTATCCATTTTCCTACTTTAGGCATTTTTCTCCTTAGAATTAATGAACCAAGAACCACTCGGCCTTGCCCATCAATTCTATAGAATGCTTTCAGATCTTGTTTGTTTGGCATTTCTAATTAATTTAAATTGTGAATAAAAATTTCTCTTATTTAATAATAAGACCAAATTTAAAATTCTTAACAATTGCTTGTTATAAATTTTTATTCAATCTAGTTTTATATAATAGTTTTGGTTCAAATAGTGCAAAAAGGTGAACTATTTAAGGAGCTACATAATCCTCGATTTTAACTTCATAAAATCTAAGTGTATCTGACGTTCTAGTAAAGTTTTGACCACCCCCACAGGTATATATCTTGTTGTTATGAACACAAGTCGCTGCACCTAATAACGCATAAGGAGCGTCCGCCTTTCGAGTCCATGTATTTGTTTCAGTATCGTACTCATATATTGCCTTCGTATAACTTGATAGTGAATCAGATGGCCCGCCAGACACCCCCCCGATCGCATAAATTTTATTCCCAATTGCCACAACGTCACGATAACATGCTCCAACTGGAATTGCTGCCATTGTTGACCATGTATTTAAGGCTATATCATAAGCAAAACACTCTGTTGTTGCGTCTATCGTGCTGTCTGGTGCATGATAACCTGTTATTGCGGCACTTATGGCATAAATTTTACCATTACAATAACATCCAAAATTCCCGGTTTCCTTAGTGTTTGGCATGTTTGCACCAGAAGACCATGAGTCTGTTTCAACATCATAGATCTCAAGTTTATTAGTTGGCGATCCAGCCGAAGTCACTCCGCCAAAGCAATATATTTTTCCGTCATGAACAGCAGAGCCACAATCTTCTCTGGCAGTTGTCATTGATGCTTTTTGGATATATGTATCTGTTTCTGGTGTATATTCAAATACTTCGCCAGTTACACCACCCCCAGCACTTTTTAAACCACCGATAAAATATAATTTATCACCAACCTGATTGACAACTGCACTCTGTCTTGCTGCTTCTGTAAACGGCAAATCATTTTTAATTGTCCATTTATCGGTCAGTATATTATAAGCATATACTCTTTTATTGATACCACCAAAAGCATAAATACTGTTGTTGATTCCGATTAACGAATGCTGTTGTTTAAAGTAAGGTAGCGGTGCTAATCCTACGTGAGAATGAGTATCTCCCACATAATAGCAATACTTTGATAATATTCTATTTACAGTATTTTTCTGTTCATCTGTCAGACCTTTTGATGCAAAAAAGCAACCACAATATTCTGAAAAAAATGTCTGAATTGTTTCACCATTTCGTCTTGCTAACAATACCATGTCAATAGATGGTATTTGCGTAGATAATATGGTTTCAGTGAGAATATTTTTTTGATTATGTTGATACTTTATTTCATTGTCCACCACCCTACTTCCAATATGTGTTCCTGAATAAGTGGCTAATGTCGGATTTGATGCAAAAGCTGATTGATTAATTCCAACTGTCGGAGTATTACCAATCATATATAATTTATGAGTTCCTCTTGCACTTATTACCTCACCAGTGGGAGTATTCCCTGTTTCAATGAAATAACCAATTGCAGCACTATTTAATGTCAATGCTTCCGCATCGTTGGCAGGATTATAGACGGGTCTTATATGTCCGGTAAGACCATCGCTTTTGAACCCTTTATAAGGCTGAAAATCTAATGTACCAACTTCCAATAAATCATGCGCTCTTTTTACAAGGTTTCTTTTTTGAATTTCAGCCGTACCTCCCGGCAAATAAAGTAAATCAAATCCATCTACTAAAGTCTCTATTTCAAGTTCGCTTTTAAGACTTTGAATAACCCAATCAACTAAATTTTTATCTTTCGTTGAAGGCTGAACCGCTAATCCACCGATATATGTTTTTAATTCTGCGGAATAACTCAAATTTGACCCTTGTGTACCTAAACTACTACTAAATACTGATGATAACGCTCCCATTAGTTGTAAACTTTGATATTAATTTCCTGTTCATCTAGTATTCCATCTGTTAATACATCAGATGAATTATAAGTCTTTAGAGTTATAGTAGTAGCACTTGTCCATTCAATTGTTATTTTATTTCCTGCAACATCATTTATAGTATTTATTTTATTAGGAACTGTTTTATTCTCTATAAATAAATTACTAGAAAGAAATGTATATGTGCCTGCAGCACTCCTTGTTAATGCAACAACTCCTAATGTATTTAATAATGGTATAACAGTAGGAGCATCTGTAGAAGATTGAGAGACAAATAGTGAATATTCCTTATATTTAACTTCTGGAATATCATTTAATGTTGCTAATGGATTTGATGTGGAGGGATTATTTGCCTCCTGTATAGCAGAAATTTCATTAGTTGTTAATGAAGATGCTGGGACAATGTCTCTAATTAAATCATCCAGATTTAAATAGTTTTCAAAGCCTCGTTTAAGCTTAGTCCAGTATCCGGTTTTAATGTACGTTGGCATTTTATTAATTATTAAATTGTTAATATTATTGCTATAAAGTTAATAATTTATTTTATATTTTAAAGATAACTTTTTAAGTTCATTTGCATACCACCATGTACAATATTTTTTTGATCCCTCATTATTTAGAATAGCATCTAAATGTTCATCCTTTGTGGGATCTTGTCCTTGATGATATTTTCCTTTATAAAAATAAGGAATACCATTCATTACTGTGGAAGAAACTCCGGCATTATGAAATATTCCTAAATTATCAATCTTAGATATGGGATCAGTTGCCCAAGCAAAATCTAAATCTTTTACTACCCTAACCTCTTGATTTCTTCTCCAGAGTTCCCAAAGAACAAGCCACATATCAACTGTCCAAGATTGAAATCCTTTTGATTCAGAAATAAAAAATTGTTTATTAACATCTTCTAAATACCTCTTCAAAGGTATACATTTATCTAGTAAATTCTTCCAATACTCTGCATCAATATCTTTTAATAAATATTGTGTCCCACCAGAATGTAAATTATTCTTTTCACAAATTTGTCTATTTATACCAACAATTTTTGCTGCTTCATCTAATATATCTCTAGTTTTATATTCTTCTAATTTTTCAGGAAGAACATCTCTTATCTTACTATCAAAATAACTAGCATTGATATAACTATTAGTATCTGAAGCATAAATTATATCATCTTCTATATAAGAATCAATGTTAAACTTGTCTGTAAACAAAATGTCAGAATCACAATAAAAAACAGCCTTATTCTTCATTTCTGGCCTATCTAGCCAATATTTCCAAGCTGTATAAAGTCTCAATATAGGAATATATTTTCCTAATAAAGGAGTAACTGTTCCATCATCTTTATAAAAATTAAATTCTACTTCTGGGTAAAGATCAATTATTTTCTGAAATCTTTCTCTGTGTTCATCTCTACCAAAGGGTGTAAATATTAAAACAATTGCTTTATTACTTTGTCCTATATTCTTTAAACTTTCAAGCCATAAATGACACTGCCAACTAAAATAATTATCACTTGGAAAAATAGTCAGAAATTTTAACTCTCTCATGTATAGTTTAAATATTTTATGAAATATAATATAAAAGGTTTGCTATATTAACTTTTATTCCTTTACCTGTATTACTTTTTAATGGTTTAGTAGTTGATGGAGGTGGTGTTACCCCTATATATTGATATGCTCCAACATCAGGGGGAGTCAACACTAAATTTCCTAAATAATCAGTAGATAATCCAAGAGGTATACCTGCATCAATAGCAGGGGAGCCATTTGTTAATTTTAGAACAAGAGAAGACTCAAATAATGGATCTCCATAAATATTCCCTAAAATCACATCTCCACCATTTCCATCTTCTGCATTAAATTCACTTACAGTATGGGGATAGTCATTTGATGCATCATGCCCATAGTAAATTATATCTGTTACACCAGATTTATAGAATAGATTATTTCTAAAAGTATTTGCACCTAATTGCTGATCATACTCATATAAAAGATATCCTCCAGACCGAGTACTCTGTCCACAATTTACAATAATATTATTAGAAATATCTATTCCAGAAACATTATATGTGCCAGCACCGTAAGGGCTTAATATAATACCACTATCATGTGTATTTACAATAGTGTTATTCCATATTTTTGTTCCAGTGGTGTCAACAGAATATGGATTGGATAACTCTATTCCCCCACCAGTTTGCCAAGGTTTTGCTGCAACTTCACTGGATCTATTTGCTCCATCAAATATATTATAATATACTTGTGCATTTGTTGACCCTACTTGATTGTTAACTGTTACACTATAGAAATAATTTCTATATACTTTATTTCCCGTACCACAATTTTGATTAGTAACTATACCAAATCCCCTACCATAATATATTTTTGAACAGTTAACTGTGTTATTATAGAAAAGTATATTTGAAGAGGTATATCCAGCTGTTAACCCCTCAATCATTAATGCACCATGCCCCCAATCCTTAAAGGTGTTGTTATGTATATCCCATGTATCAACACCATCTGTAAGCCTGATACAATCTAATGTTGACTGATCCTCATAATCATACATAAAATTAGGAGCATTAACATCAAATGTACAGTTTTTTACTTCACAATTACTAGTAGTAGTTCCGGGAATAGTTGCATTTGCATCTATCCCACATCTATCACTTCTCCAACCAATATTACAATCATCAAAGGTTAAATAATTACTATTAGTAATTCTTACAGAGGTATTACTTCCTCCTTGAAAATCAATACCATTAATAGTAATATAAGAATAATAAAATCTTATTGCTGTTTGTCTTATAGCTCCTGTAGTTATACTAGAAAAAGCAGAAGCAGGATTACTTGTAGAATATACATATAAAATATATGTGGAAGTATCGTAATAAAACTTTTCTATATTTGTTACAGTGGCACTTAAAGCTTTTTTTACTTCAACACTACTTAACCACAATCTTCTTATTTCTGGAGGATTTGGAGATAATGTTATTCTCCAGATGTTACCATTTTGAGTCCAGTTTCCAGAAGTCGCCCATCCGGGAATTTCATCTTCAGCAGTAATAATTGGCTTATTACCTGTTCCATATGAATCAATTGTAATAACATTTGCTGGGCTTCCTGCTCCTATAAATGATAATTCCTCTTTCCAAATACTACCACACTCAAAAGAAACAATATCACCTGCAACAAACGAAACACTTCCAACCTTAGCACATGTCCTCCAAGCCTGAGCATATGACAAACCAGTATTGGCATCATTTCCTGAGTTTTTGACGTAGTAAGTTGCCATGCTTAATTATTTAAAGATACAATAGGAACTCTTTGATAATTAGTAGAAATAGTTCCAAGAGTTGCTGGCATTACCCCAGAGACTGCTGAATTAGCTGCTGTTCCCTGAATCCTTGTATCAGCATCAAAAGCAGTTGAACCATAGGCGTATAAGCACATAACCTTAATCGTATTAACTGAATTTGAATATGCAATCCAATACCATCCAGGAGTTAAAGTAGTGGCAGTAACATTAGATGTTATTACTCCCGGACTTGCAGCAGAAACAGATTCTACAGCAACCAATTTAGTGGTTTTTAACTCATCATAAACTGCCCAACTTATCGTCTCCCCTGCTGCTTCGGTTGTAATATGAAAAGAAAAATTATTTACAGTTAGTGTAAATGGAATAAAGAATTTTGCAGCATATACTGTATTTGCCACCATTGCATCTCCTTCAGAAAAGGATATCCCCAATGCAGTAACTCCAACTGGAGCAACATACTTTACACCAGTTACTGTATTGGCTTTATTTAGAAGTAAGGAATCAACTTCTGCTGCTGTATATCCTAATACCCCATCAGAAATCTTAAATCTATTATCTAACTCTTCATGTAGTGTTGGATTTGCTGGTTTATCTCCTTGAATATCCCTAATTCTGCGTACTGCTGGTATTGTCATATTAATATTTTTTAAATTACTGAATAATATACTTCTGGGACATCCCCTAGAATCGGAGCTTCTGCAAATGTAATAAAAGCTGCACCATTTACTCCAGAAAGTGTATAACCTACTCTTCCGGGATTTAATACAATCATAGGTTTAGTTAGTGTATTACTAATATCACAATCTACTGGAAGAGCAAATATGGTTGTTCCTGCAACAATGTTTGTTTCTTCATCTAATACACCATCTGTAGAAGAAATGAGAAATAATTTTAAACTTCCTCCTGCAATTGTCCCTCCTGTTATTTTAGAAGTAACTTTTGCTAGTTGGTCTAGCTGTTTTAATATTTCATACAAGAGTTTTCCTGTAGTATCTAACCCTGTAGGTTTTGAAATTATAGCCATAATGAATTTATTTTAAATATATTACAAAGCTAATTTATTCTGAAGAAAAATACAAATTTATTTTATTAAAAATATTGCTCCTGCAACTCCTACACCAATGCCAATCCCCCCAACAACTAAATAAGGTTTTAATTTGAATTTATTCTTATCCAGAGGAATTATATATGAATCTATATCATTTACTTTAAAATAATCATTACTATTAGATACATTAACTAGTATTTTATTATCTTTTGAGAATTTGTGGCTAATATAAAGTTCATTTGGTATTTTTAACTTCTGTATAAGAAGAGATTCTAGTTTTGTATTTACAAGGAAATCATATTGAAGATTTGGTGTATCATAAACAAAATTCAATGTACCCCTTACCTTATCTACAATTGGTTTATTGTTAGTTAAACTATCAATTACTACTTCTTGATGAATATTTGTAGCTTCAATTAGCATATTTTTCTTCTCTAGAGTATTTATTTTATCTACTAACTGTTTACTATTTGCATCAAGTTTATTATATGCTTTCTCTAAGGAAGAGTATTTTACATTGAAAGTTTGTTTTTCATGTGTATATTCTCCTAGTTTATTCCTATAAGTTTTTATAGAATCATTTAATACATTAATTATATTATTTTCTGTTTCTAGTTTACTTATTTTATTATTTTTAACCCATCCATTTATAACTAAAATAATTATAATAATTAATAAAATTATGTATCCCCAATATTTACTTAAAATAGTTTTCATTTTAATTATTATTAATTTCTGCTCCTCCTCTAGAGACATCTCCCATAAATTCTTTTAGTGCTTGAGTATATCTCTTTTCAAATATTTCACTTTGTACTAAAGGATTTCTACTAAATACATAAGTATAAAGATCTGTGATATCATTTTGTAAAAAAACTACTTGTTGTTTTGAAGCAAACTTTTCTTCTAATTTTTCATTAGTCATTCTCGTTGC